CGTGATTCGAGCCAAATAAGAACAAGAAGAGTAACCTTTATCCATATCAAAACGATACCAATCATCGAATTGAGTAATTGGATTGAAAGGATTGTCTTTTGTAGACAAAGCAACAACTCTCATTTAGTCGAAATTCACCTCATTTCAACACATCATTTGATGTAGTTATTAATCGTTGATGTAGAAACACCAAGAGCTTCGGCTATTTCAGCATTGGTGTATCCACTCGCAGACATAGATTTAATCTTCTGAACCTTGGTATCACTCAACTGAGTGGTAGTCTTAGGCATAGCACGAGCCTTAAGGGCATCTTGATCGGTATACCTAAGAATTTGCATGAGTTTACTGTCGCTAACAGCGCCTGCCTGAATGGCTTCCCATTCTTTGTCTGTGATGGTGAATCGAGTTCCTTTACCATTTGCACCGACATCAGCACGAGCATCGTTAATCGAATTCTGCTTAAGTTTCTTATATGCCTTCTTCTCTGTATAGAGATCGGGGTTGGCCTCAACCTTTGCCTTCACAACAGCATTGGCAATGATTTGAGCCTGCCTCTCTTTAGGAGCATTACGGGCAGCCTTATCGATCTTGTCGTTAAGACTCTGCACCTCAGAAACATACTTTTTAGCAGCTTCAGGAGAACGCTCAAGCTTTTCTGTAGACAGGTACGAAAGTCGAGCTCGATTACCTAGGGCCTTTACTTTGTTGGCGTAGTCTGCATAGGCGTTTTCCTGGGGGGTACCCGACGAGAGGTCGTTCACATCCTTAGTGTAAAGAGTCTGTGACACTTCGATTGTAGCAGGAACAATCTTTCCACTCTTCTTGTCGTAGTAAGTACGACCAGACTCTTTGTATTCTACTTCACCAGTCTCAGGATTGATACGACCAGAACCTCTACGCTCAGGCACTCGAACAGTTTGCTTACGACGAGAGAGAAGTGTAGAAGCTCCGCCTGTCTTAAGTTCGCCATTCTCATCATATCGAGTCTGCCACTTCTGCTTCAGCTCTTCGATATGGTTGTCTTTCTCAGACTGTCTGTAGTCCAGCTTATGCTTGACAGCATCGATGACTACCATACTATGCTTAACAGCCATAGCAATCTCTTCAGGAGGTGCATTCTTCAGAGTCATGTCTGTGATTAAGTTAGAAACAATACCCATTTGCTTTTGCTTCTGGGATTCTTTCATCAACCTAACACCAGTCTTACCTTCTGTCGAATAAGCAGCCTTAGGATCAAAGCCTTCTAATTCCTTGAGCGGACGACTTGTCTTGACTTTAACCTTATCGTTGACAGGAATGACTGTTGCTGTATCGCCATCGAAGTCTGCGCCCGACAAACGTTCTGCAACCTTAGAGTTGATACCAACTGCATCGATCGCATTACCCAATGCTTTCTTAGCAGCGGGGTTCTTATTGTTAACGACCAGCTCGGGGATCTCGAATGTTCCACCATGAGGATAGCGAATCAACACAACACGTTCGCCATTCTTATAATTCGGAGCATAGATCTCATTGTCTTTGAGTTCGTCGATCGGTAAGAGGACTTGATTCTTCTGTCTCGGAAGAGCAGCAGCCTTCAGATGTACAGCGGCAGAGTCACAAGAGTTTGCAAAATCGAGAAGAAGCTTTCTCTTAATCGTAGGATTCGTATAATCCATGATTTCTTGATACTGATCATCAAGATCAGCATAAGTAAGATTAAGCTGTCTCTTAATCAAAGACATCGGCTGTTTGGAAAGAAACTGGGAAGACAAGTTGATCGACTGATCTTGCCAATCTCCTTCTTCTTTCAGTTTATTAATCGCGGAGAGATGTTCTTTACCATCTTTCCCGATGTAATGAGACTGACCATTAGCTTTGATGGTTGCACCAAAAGGATTATCGGGATCATCCTGAATCTTCTTAAGCACGTCCATCTTACTTTTGTTGGAGCTCTTGTTGGTGTTAAAGACAATGTCATAGCCTTCAGGAATATTATCCGAATACATTGCCATGCCTTTCAGATAATGGCTTCCATCGACCATGATACGAACCTGAGCATAATGGGACTGCCCGAGATTCAAGTCTTCTACACCAGGACGAATCTCGATGACACCATCTTTCGATGTACCACCTTGATCACCATAGTTGATCTTGATTCGATCGGATGCAATACTTGCCGGATACTCACGCTTGAAGTAATTGAATCCGCCATCTTCCGAATGGTAATCCTTTACCTGCTGAATATCATCACGATTCGCATAGGCATCGCCGATCGTTGTTCCAGGCTTACAAAGAACTTTGATCGTTGTTTGTTTACCAGGGTTTGTTACCTGGGGGACGCCTACACCATGAACTTCATATCCTTCAAGCTCCAGCATGGTAAGTGCCTCATTCAGCTTGCCAGAAGAGACGCCAAGTTCTCGCTCAACACCAGCACCAACATCCAAATAAGGCTTAGACTTAAGTTCTTCTTTCAGAACTTCAGCCGTGCTGATAGCCTGATTCGCACGAGCACCAACTTTCTCGTCCAACAAAGTACGAATCGATGAGTCATTCTTGTAACCCATAATATCCGTAATCTCTTGGAGAGACTTGCCTTCTGCTCGAAGTTGTTTCGCTCGTTCGGCTTCTGCTCGACGTTGCTCATGCTGAGAGAGCTGATAGAAAGCACGATAATCCGTAGAGCTCATATTGAACTCTTTGCGAATATTCTCGCCAGACGGATCCCATCCTTTTGCTCGAAGCTCATCCACACGCTTCAGAAATGCTTTCTCTGCATCCAGAATTGTAGGCTTTTCACCACGAGCTAGCATAGCATCCGCTGTTCCCTGAAACCAGGGTTCATGCTGATAAGGAATTTCACCAGAACCCCATTTATAGCGCCCAGATCTTCGCTTAACGCCATAATGGGCTAGAATTTCCGCCTCGATGGAGGCATCCCCGTCAAGAATAGGATCTCCGATAACGGGATCATAAATATCCATGGTTAGCCTCCTTGTTTATCGAGTTTTCGAAGTTGCTTGTCAAATTTCACGATGAGATTCATGATTGCTCGAATATCATTTGGATCGGGTACACAAATTTGACAGTCGTCATTCTGATAGATTCGAAGTTCGATTCCGATATCAAACGGACTCACGTCATACTCCAAACAGAAAAGAGCAGCATATATCATAAGCTGTTCCATATGAGTCGGAGTAACACCCGTTTTTAAATCGTGAATTCTCAGAAAGTCATCACGAAATGAAATAGCATCTGCAGTCCCAAAGCAATATTCCGAATAGTACAGAACCTGCTCTGGTGTCATGCGGAATCCAATAGCATCGTTGACATAGAGATTCAAAGTCTTCTTTGATCTTGCCAACTTTTGATTTAGCTTGATACACAGCGCCGCAAACTCATGAAGCTTAGTACCTTCTTCGGAAGCGCGATAGTTGAAAAAACTATTAGCTAGCTTTTCGTCGTTGTAGTTGAGCCAATGGTACTTGCTTGCTCCGAGGAATGCGTGTTGTCCTATGAGTTTTGAATGATCGTTGAAGATCATGCAGTACCTCCTCTTTGTTCTCCGGTGAGATAAAGGCTGCAAAGGACATCTTATTGAGAAAGGCCACCCAATAGTCCTGATTCGGACGATGCGCTGCGCGTGCCCCTCTTTTACACTCGAGCGCTGCCCAATGCTTGCCGTAAAGAACTAAGAGATCAGGAAATCCTTGTATGTAGGTTTCGACCTTGAAAGCAAGTGCTCCAGGAAACCGAGTCATGATTTCCTTGATCAGCTTTGCTTGAAAGTCTCTTTCCTTTGCCAAGTGAGTTCCTCCTCTCTTAAAACTTTAAAGAGTCTGAATGGTGTGTGTCTTACTTAAATCGGACACATTTCCCTTCTCCTCCCATTAAATACCATGTTTTTTTCGCGCGGAAAGATCCTTCCGCTTCCTTTAGACCAAAATATCAACAAAAAGTATGCGGAATCATCGTTCCTAAAAGTTCAAAAAATATTTTTTCGCCTATATTACTATATATGTTTAAAACTCCTACGTGTAATTGAAAAAAAAATTAAAATTTAAACTTTTCGGAACGAAGTTTCCGCATGCAAAAAACCCCGAAACCCCTGATATTACTGGGTTTTTCGGACCTTCGCTCGACAAAAAAGTCGGGGCAAACTATTCCTATTTTTAAGGAACAACTATTCCTCAAAAATGGCCACTTTTTTCGCTGGAACGATTTTTCAACTTTTGAGAGAAAAAACAGCTTAAAATAGAGGAATAGTTATTCCTTAAATTTCGGAATAGTTGTTCCTCATATTTTAGGCATGATCATGCCGTCCGAAACAGTCTAAAATCAGTCCACAAACGGCTTCTAAACAGCCTCTCAACAGTACCGAAAATCGGCAAAAAAGAAGAGGGCGTGATTTCTCAGCGTCCCCCTCTTTTCTCTACTCAGCGACGAGTCATCAAATCCGTCGGATCGATCCCCAGCACTCGACAGCAACGAAGTCCATCAAAGAAATTTGGAATGGTGATTCCATGCTCCCAATTTCGAAGAGCACGAGCGCTTACCACCAACCGTTCGGCGAGCTTTGCCTGAGACCAGCCCAGCTTCATTCGACGACTGCAAATCAGTTGACCAAAGTCTTTCGAACTAATCACAATTATCCTCCTTCACAACGATCTCTTTCCCCAAAACCTTCGCAAGTTTAAGGATATTTCCGATGCGCGGGAGGTAATGTCCGGCCTCATAATTTCCAATGGAACCCTTCGGAACGCCCGAAATCTCGGCCAATTCGCGTTGTGTCATACCTCTTTCTTCTCGTCGCCGAGCCAAATTATCTCCAAATTTACTCATTTTTCACCTCGATTGGCTTGGCAAAGTAGATGGTATCGAACAAATCCTGGCGAGCATAGTCGTTTACGGCCTTCGACAGGGCCTTTTTATGGGCTTCGTTGTTCGCTTTAATAAGCATTCGAGCCGTTTTTCGAATACCACGACGAAAAGCCTTATAATGATCGAAATCGAATGGCATCCCGATCAAATCAATGTCATTATGCATCCGTTTGATCATTCGAGACTCTCTTCTCTGAAATTTGTTCATATCAGTGTCTCCCGAGCCACCGACAGAGCTTGTAGATCAGCCAGAAGGGGCCAAACAATAGCAAGCAAATGAAATCTTTCATGATAAAACCTCCAAAATATCAAAAATGTGGGTTGTTAAATCCAACCAAAGAGAAGGGAAACGACCAAAATGACGAGAGAGTTGAAGAAGAAGCCGAATTCCATGAGCAATTTCTCGTAATACATGGGCTCTGTCGTCTCATCAGAGTTCGCAAATCGGTCGAAATGGTATACGAAGCACAAAACGGAGATGATTAGGTTACCAATTAAGAAGTATTTGATCATTCGGTTACCTCTTTGATACGCATATGAATGATTTTCTTTGTATTGATGACCGTGTACTCCTTTCCTGAGTCCTCAAATACCGGATAGGGAACCCCACAGATCTGCTTAATAACGTCTGTCACCTGCTGATCAGGACTCGTTTTCGGCATATCGGCGGCATAACACTTATCGCCTTCTAATGTAATTTCAACATGCCAATAAGTCAACTTAACTCACCTCCGAAATATAAGAAATAGCGAGCTTTGTTAAAATCAACAAGCTTGGACTTCATTTTTTTCAGTTCATGGGAATTGGATGTCCAAACCTCCATTTGAGTTTTGACGAGCTCACTACTGGCAAGCTCGGGATAAGCCGCCGCAACAAGCGCAACGGCGCCGTCCGACATCTGTACATAAGTGATTTGCTCATGCTCGCAATAGGCCTTGACCGCCGCGTCAATAGACTGCTCGATTTGTGCATTCTGGTTTTCGTAGATTTCGATTTTCTCTTGAATGCCGAATCCGGAAGCGACAGTGATGATATTCCAAAGGGTCCAGATGCCAAATATAATGGCGAAGATTGCTCCCAGAACGCCAGGAACAACAACGAGAAAACCGAATTTGTTCGTGGACCAGTCTATGAATTCCGCCAAGAGAACAAAGCCCAGAGCGATAGATAATAATAAAGTGATCATATGTTACTCCTTTCTTTCACGGCTGGCCTCATGGGTGAAGCCGTCCGGATACCGATTTTTCAGTTTCTGCAGATTGAGCTTGGCAATGGTGTCCACGCTGATCCCGAGTTCATTGCAGAGCTCGGTGAGATACCAGAGAACGTCGCCTGCCTCCAGCAAAAGAGCCTCGATGTCGAGTTCGTGGCCGTGGAACATAGCCTTTTTGACGATCTCCTGGCATTCTCCGGCCTCTCCGTTAAGCCCCATAACGGCCTCTAGAAGCCTTTTAGAGCACACTTTAACCGGAGCGCCTTCCGAACTCATACCATAGATCTCCTCTTCACCAGCAAGTGTTGAGAAGGCCGGAAGCGGGCCTAAATAGGCCATCGCTTTATGCCGGTATTCCATCATGTCCATCATAAACGATTCATCTCCTCATTTCCTCTTGCGGTCTTCTCGTATCTAATTCGGAAATACTTACAATTGGCCATGACTTCAAATGCTGGGTTTTTCTTCTTCAACGGCTCTGTATCAACGAGCAGCTGATGATAGTCTTCCCGAATGTTACAAATCGGGAAATGGATGCAATTATCACAAGGGTTCATATGATTATTCCTTTCGATTCCACGTTGGTGGATTTGGCTGTTTCTTGGTTGTCTTTTGCTCTGGGAATGCTACGATATAGCCCTCTGCAACGGCTTCCTTCATTTGTGCTTCCGCCCAATTGCGAGCCTCCAGCTTGCGAGAAGCGAAGAGCGCTTCGTAGATACCGGATTCGTTGATGACGAGCATACGTCTAGTCAGGTTTTGCCCAGGATGACGCCCGATATCCTGGCCGATCATCTGACGAGTAATCGTCTTGACCGGATCACGTTCATATCTATCCACCTTTGAAAGGGGGTCAGATGTCACTGCAATTCGCTCCATACACTCAGGAGGAATGCGAGTAGCGACTTTATCCGTGCGAAGACCAAGTACATCGCAAATATCCTTGAGAACTGCATACCAGTCTCCATCCAGGTTTACAAAACGGATATCATACCCGTTCCAAGTTTCAATTCTAGTTTCCATTGTTACTCCTTTCTAAAAAAGAAAAGAGCCCTAGTTTCCTAGAGCTCCATTCCCGCATCAACAATTGATTTCTGTTCTGTCATCCATGATTGCAACTTTCTGCATATCGACATTCTTCGGAAACGATACCTCGTTACAAACAGGGCAGTTGAAATAGTCGTAGGGGTTCCGCGGATGCTGACCTTTTGCTCTTAAGTCATCCTTATTCGGACGACTATCGAACCGCCAGTCGTTATCCAGCTTTTCCTCTTCTGTCATTTCAAACAAACTCCTGCATCTGAAGCATCGGAACCGATATACGATCTTTGCTTTTTGCTGCAATGTTTTCATAACAAAACCTCCTTTATTGTTGTTCCACAAAAGAGGTTGTTTATTTCGCGTCTCTCGTCGATTCTTTGATCGTCCTTGGAATATAAAAGGGTGTCCTATCGGACCGGCCAGTGATACCCTCCAAAATATCCTCGGCCATACTTAGGCATATCGCACACTCATATTTCAAATTAGCATCTAGATAAATCTGAGCGAGATTGTTCCAAAATAGAGCATCGTCTAACGCTCGGCCGGTGGCATCGGAGCACCACTGCTGTGCTCGAAGGTTTTTGACATATTCAAGGTTGTGTGCCGCCTCACGATCGAGCTTCTTGTCCTCCTCATAATAGTAAAGGAAGCAACCGAGCATGGTTAAGAGACCTACACCAACAATAATTCCGAGCATGATTAATAGAACGTCCACCTTATTCCTCCTTCGCCTTTAAGGCATCAGCAAGAATTGTCGCAGCATCTCTACTGTAATTCATGCATTCGATACGGATGACGTAGCGATCCGGAGCCCATGTTGGAGCGACCTTGGCGATATCGTTTTTTAGATTATCGAACTCCGTTTTGTATTTGCATACATTTTTGTGAACACAGTTTTCGCACAACATCGTTATTCCTCCTCAAAACATATCGCTTTCCTGAATTATCTTAAGGGCATGAAGGAGTCCCCATGCATGACCACGCTGATACTCATCCGATAGGTCTCGATTTAAAGCATCAGCATGGATTTTGTCCATAGCCTTTTTAAATTGATTCAAAGAATTGATCTTCGCCGTACAATATCCGAGAACGTACAAACAGGCAGACATTGCGACAATAACAATGATTATCCTCAACATCGTTATTCCTCCTTAACGCTCTCCAGCAGTTCTTCCTTGGTCATGGTGATCAGCTCAGAATACGGGAGTGTCTTGACCCAGTTGCAGAAATCCTCCCGCCATTCGTCCTGCTTATGAGCCTTGCGGGCATGATACATGTTCCGTAGAACGGCATAGTTGAAATCCATCGTGGCCTTTTGCAGATAGCTCGAAGGAAGAAGCTGAATGATTTGATACCAAATAGACTTCCTAAACGTATCATCTCCAGCAGTCCCCAAATATTGGATCCGTAGTTGATTCAGATCGAACACAACCATGTCCAATGTTGCGATGGACCCCGCATCCAGATGCTCATGCGCGAACATATCGATCGTAAACTCATGTTCGGTGATCTTATTCATCGTACTGCAGGAGTTCCGGACCGTCCACCAATAGAGAGGTGCCTCCCAGTCACACTGGACGTGGATCATGCGCATAAATTTACTGCAGTCAGAGCCTGCGGCGATGAGCTTCTTCATGAGAGTGAGATCGTTGGGGCCGATATCCCATATAGGCATACCCGTCGCATAAATAAATTCGCCATGCCATCTACTATCACTTTTCTCCCAACTCTTAAGCTGATTCCGCATTCTTCTGATGGCTGCCTCCCAACCAAAGACTTCTGTATTGGTTACTTTAAGCATCGTTATTCCTCCTTTTTCATTTCCCCCACCATAAATGCAATGGTGGCTTTTAAGTTTTCATCCGTCGGTCTCTCATTAGAACGAATCCGATAGCATTGCGTACGATCCCCATGACGAAGTGTTAAAATGATGTAACCGAAATCTCGTTCGATACAGAGCTTGCAATCGCTTGGGATCATATCCAAGAGAGCCGTATCAAGATTAGTGAGTCCCATTCTTTTTATCCTTTCTCGGCCGTCCTCTAGGTCGAAATTCTTTCTTCCCTTGATAATATTCAGGAATATCATAGTAGCGAGAGAAAAGAAGACGAATTCGATCAATTCGCGCCGTGATACATGAAGTACGGCATCCCTCTTCTTTCGCAATCTGAACATTACCTTTTCCTTCTACCATCTTGGCGAATGTTTTCTGCTGGAGAGGAGTTAATGTTTTCGCGAATTTGGATAGGTCATCATACCATTCTTGATCAGGCCGGTAATGATTATCGGGAATCATTTGAAGATAGGTCGCATTGTCTGTACCAGTATGTTGTGGATCGTCAATGGGGACGACGGTCATTCCATTTCGCTGCTTGCGATTGAGATAGAGGAATTGATGATTGATATGACTTCGGATTGTATTGACTGCGTAAGTACTGAACGCCAAATCCGGATGCTCATCGTAAGTAGAAGCTGCTTGTATGAGGCCAAGACATCCAATTTGGAAGAAGTCTTGCTCATTATCCCGGGTGAATCGATTAGAATAATAAGTTCGCATCGTATACCAAACAAGATTGAGATTCTCCTCGATGAGTTTGTCTCGTTCGGGCCCGGTCATTTAAGATTCCTCCCATTTCATCGTGTCCTTCTCCTTTACAGATGATCGCTGACATAGCGAAGAAAATCATTTGCTTCAGCAAGTTGCGCAATAGAGTCCTCAATGGCATCCTTTGCACAACCGATGGCACGCTCACCAGAATTACCATCCCTCGGGACCAGACCAAAGAGGTTTTCTCGGATCTGGTAGCTAAGGCCTCGGTTTTCTTCCGTGAGCTCACGCAGGCGAGCGAGAAGATCATGGAGACCCGGGTCCTTGATCGACGTGTGACAATTGACATTTGCAGCATCTTCCATATTTACTCTGAACGTAGCATTATCCATCATTTTTCTTTTCTCCTTTACATTTTATTGGTTTACTCTTCATTTTCGTCATGGAATTCTCCTTCCATAGCCGTTCGACACTGCTGTCGATTTCGACATTCCATGAACATATATCGTGACTTGCACGGTGTTGGGGTATCTAGTCCACTGTCGACCAGACACATGCGAACAATCGGTGCGAAATTATCACAATTGCGACACTCTACGAATGGCGTCACACAAGGAATGAATGTTAAGACTGACATGGCAATTTCTTGGTCAGGTACTTCTCGATGGAAGCACAACGTTTGTGATAGCGGCAACGGACAATTCCATCTGTCCGAATGGATTCCATATTGCAGTCATGATAGAGTTTGTCACCAGGCGTAAAGACCGGTTCGAATCCATCACAGTCATTGCAATACTCGTGAATATCCAGTTTAATCACGCCTCTAAGACCTCCTCGATTTGCGCAGCGATCTCTTCGGGAGAGTGATTGTCGGTGTGAAGGATCACATTCGGGCCAACGATCGCCGGATCATAGAACACAGTATTGTCGTTCGCAATTCGTCGATCAATCTCATCTCGAGAACGTCCCTGCTTTTCCATACGCAATAATGCGACAAGCCAAATACAATCCAACCAGATCACAACAACTTGCTTCGGCCCAAAATAATGGGAGCGGAAGAAGGCAACGCCGTCGGGATCGATGATGTAAATATCATTCTCATTGACCTGCTGTGCGGTTGCCCAGTAGTGATGCTTATCGAAGTAGGTGTACGCCACAATATCTCTCGAGCGAGAGACCTTCTCGTAGAACATGTTGTTGACGAAGATGTGGCCCTCTTCCTTTTCAAAGCGCTTTGGACGCGTTGTGTAGGACGGAAGTATGGAGCGTCCGTACTGGCGACCGAGAATATCCGCCACCGTAGACTTGCCCGAGCCGGAACGACCGACAAGCAAAATGATTTTATCGTGTTTCATGGTTCTTTTCGAGCTCCTTTGCATAATTATCAGCAGATTCCTTACTATAATCGAAGGACTTTTTATCACAATGACTCACAAAATAGAGAATATTCTTAATAGGTTCCTTGCATTGTGGGCAATAAGGTGGATCAAACTCTGGACCAAAGGGTGATTCTTTTGCTGTCGTTACATGAAGCTCCTCAAATGTATATCCACAGTTCCCACAATGTGGACGGAAGATTACGGTCATGTCCTATTCCTCCTTTTTCATAGTTTTAAACCCTCCGTATATCGATCAGTGAATGACTTTGAATAGTTAAAAAGATGTCCATCATTATACTCTGTGAAATATACAATCCCCTCAATTGGCTCATGGCATTTCGGGCAATGCGAGGGTTCAAACACTGTGTCGCGACAAGATCCATCTTGGAATGTCACGCCATGTAATTCTTGAAATTCATAGCCGCAGTTATTGCAGCATGGACGAAATACAACTTTCATGCCCGATTCCTCCTTTTCGATACCTTAGCCATTTTCGTCTTCTTGCGAAGGTGTTTCTTATGATTCGCTTCGACTTTGTCCAGTCCGCGAACACGAGCTCGTCCTTCACCAGTGATGAGATTCGGTTTCGTGATAGGCGGAGCATCGTTGTCGATCGAGAACCCATAGCACCATCCAAACATTTTTTCAAAAACCTCCTTTAAAATATCCAACCGCAATCCAACCAGAAAAGGAATAGACCTTGTTTGGTCTATCCCCTTTGGTTGTAACTGGGTTACTTGAACTTCAGAATCTTATTAAAAATCTGTTTTACTGTGGTCGTCTTGAAGACGCCATCCATTTCGAACTTCATGCCTTTCACGAATGCCCAGATGCTCGTTCCCGTTCCGAGCAACAAACCGCCGATCTCAATGCCAGACTTGACTCGATCCTGCTTCTTCTGATACGCGAACTTCTCCTGCTCGAATTCGAATCGGCGTTCATTCCGAACGACCTCTTCGTCTTCTGCAAGAGCCTTTCTCTTATCAGAGTCCGCTTCCTGAGCAAGCTTGTACAGAGTATCAAGCTCATTTATTGCCTTTCCCATCTCCGAGCTTCCCGGATCAAGGGTCTTCATCTTCTTTAGATGCTCCTCAATCTGATCTTCCAGTAAATTACGTTTATCCTCCATAATTTCTCTCCTTTCAAATATTAGAGTTACCTCCATTAAGGAGTTTGTTTATTTTGCGTGTCCTCTTTGGAAGGATCGATTTGATTGATGCAGAAGAGAGCAAATTTGGATTTGCAAATATCTTTTGGATGCTTGTCCAGTCCGAGCGACATGTAGACCTGCCCATCATCCGGGTCAATCGTCACATTCAGGAATCCGGAATAGAATTTCTGGAATAGACCATTTGCAACCACCTTAGAGCAGACAGTAAATCCGATTGCCATGCCCAGAATGGCGACGATGATGTTGACAATAACCTGGCTCATCCAACCCAACCTCCTGCCCAAACGATCGTGAGTACGAAGGTTATGATAGCTAAAATAAATCCTGTGAAATCGAACATTAAACATACAGGATCATCTTTGGTCGACATGCGGAAAATAACCGACATAAGACAGCATAGTGCCACTATGAAAATTAGGATTTGAATGAAGTTATAGAGCATTTTTTGTTCTCCTTTCAAAGAACTGACCTTCGTTAAAGGTCTTCTTTTTCGCTAGAGCTTGTGAAATTGCTAAATCAATTCCAGCTCTGGATTTAAGGTGATAGTAATAGAGGTCCCGGAAAGGTGTGTTGAGTCGGTCAATTCGACCCCTGGCCTGTTCGAGAACTTTATATGAGTAGGTCTGAGAGTAGAATACAATTGTGTCCGTCTTGATACAATTCCAGCCTTCGCATCCAGCAGTATATTGTACCAAGTAGACCCAGGAGCGACTTTCTGGTATGGGCTGGTGCTTATGCCCGTTCCATTCAGCGGTATCACAAGACTCCACATTTTCAAATAGTCCTTTCAGAATATCAAGCTCGTAATCGAAGCTGTAGAAGATAATCATTCGTGGATGATCCTCAAAGAGCTCCAATACTGCAATTTGACGGGATACATCAGAGTTTACAAGCTTCCGCACTGCAAAACAGACTTCCGAAGCAGACTTCATCGGCTCATTTTTCTCATAATTCCAACGGTTTTTCCAAATATCATGGTACGCGACCGCATCATAGGAGACATGAATATCCTGGTTATGACGTACGGTTTCGCGTTCAAAATCCATTGGAATGAGCAAATGGTTCCGAAGTCGGATGAGTCGACCCTCGTTGATATAGCGATCGATCTGCGGAAAGTCAACATGGTGATTATAAACAACATGATTATTCCGAAATTCCGTAATGTTTCGGAAATATCCATTGGCTATAAAGACTTGCGCATAGTCCGTCCACTGATCTCCGCTAGTGGCAGTAAGCAATATCCATTGATTTTTTTTTACAATTTTTTGAAATGACTTCGTCCAAGCCCCGGTTCCGACCAATCGCTGCTCATCAAATATAAAGAACGCATCATAAACTTCCTCATACTTGTGTATGTTATTCCAGGAATCAACTGTTATTTTATTACGATATGGCGTGCAACTAGGATCATTAGATATCAAATAGTAAGGGAATTCCGATTCCCATTCTAAACTATCTCTTTTTTTTGCAGTTGTGATAATATATAAATCTAATGGGTTAGTCATTCGGTCTCGTTTTGGATTTCCTTTTCCACCACATACTTTATAGTAATAATATAATGATGTCCTGCTTTTACCACTCCCAACTCCGCCATTTAATATGCATCCATTAAACATTTGATCAACTGCTTTTTTTTGATAATCTTTTAAAAAATCAATATCATGCTTTTCTTCTAAACGTCGAACATGATAGCCTTTGATAGTGATTCCTTCCGATAAAGCATGACTGATACTAGTTGGATGACATTTGAGATATTTAGCGCATTCGACAAGGCTATTAAAGCGTTCATTCAATTCAACAATTTCAACTGGTGCAGTATTATAAAGATCCATCATTTTTGCCATAGTACTGTTTAACTTCGGCGATACCCATTCTAAATTTTCTGATCGATTATCAATATTGTTTCCATTAATATGGTTCACGACATAATTATCAGGATGATCTGGATAAAAAGTCAAAGCAATGAGTCTATGAACAGGGATTCTTTTTTGAATACCGCCAATCTTATCCGCAATATGAACCTCTAGATATCCATCTTTTCCAGGACGAGGTTTTATCAAGTGCGGAATAGAATCCAGTTTACCGTTTGGATTTCGAAAAGATCTAATATTTCCGAAATTACTAGCTTCATAGCCAATATAATTAGGAATGGGTTTCCAAATTTCGGAAGTCATTTTTCGATGATCATCACTCGAAGATGTTCCGGGAGTTCGTAGTCGATATAACCGGCATTATCACAACACACAATATACTTGGCTCCCAAGCGAGAAACGACTCCGAGTTCCGAAAGAATGAGTCGAGGATCCTTCTCCTTCATTCGACAGGAAATGCACGTGGATCGACTCGGTGTATCCTGGGTTTCCTGATACGGACACTTCTCGCAGAATCCATCATCATTGATCTTGATTGCTCGGATGATCATAGCCGGCCCTCCAATTCGGGAATTCGCTTCATAAGAGTGGTATTGAAACCGCCCTTCTTCAGAATTCGACGTCCGTAATCGCGTTCAAATAGTTCCGCAATGCGATCGAATTTCTGGCACTGCTGCTTACAAATGCCGACAACCGCCGAATCAGCATGCGATTTCGAATTCGCAATCAGCCGGATCGTCTCGTTATAAAGCTCTGCCACCAGTTCCTGAATCTTGTCGACTTTCTTGCCTTTCAGATCAGCAACAATAATGCCCTGATACTTCTCGTAATATTCCTTTGCTTTCATACAGCTCGCTCCTTAAAGAATGTGCAGGCGTAACATTCCGGGATTCGACTTCCTTCGACAATGAGTCCCGTTTTCTCGCACTTATAGGTTGTAATGCCGGCTTTGTAGTTTTTGAGCTCGTCAGCGTACTCACAGTTACGGCAACGGTGCGGATAAGACAGATAATCGCTTTGCATTATTTCGCCTCCTCATAATTGACCGGTTTGTGACTGTCTGTGTTCCAGGGCTGGTTCAGACAATCATTACAAGGATCCTTTGATTCCTTTCTCGGAGCATACTTGCAACTACAACAAAAGTAGTTGAAGTAAACCTCCTTCTTGTTTTCAGCCATATGCGCTTCCTCCTTTTTAAAAATATGGATGGTGCTCCCTCGGGGATTCGAACCCGGGACCATTCGGTTATGAGCCGACTGCTCTAACCAGCTGAGCTAAGGGAGCATAAAAAGGAGAGACCCAGAATATCCAGATCCCTCCTCCATGAGATTACATATACAACAATACGTAAACCCACATTCCAGCCAGAATCGTACAGATCAGTCCCGTTATCAGGAATTCTGCCACTCTGTCTAAAAACTCAGTTAACCATTTCATATATTCACCTCCATTATAGGAGTTGTAAATATCGCGAAGAACGAAGAGACCTAGTTTGGTCTCAACGTCCTGTTGCGAGCATAATTGCATCCATGTTAAACCAACACACAAGTGCTAGGCCGAGTATACCAAATATGATATAATCGAGCCATTCGTTCTTGAATTTGATCCACCATTTCAACATAATATCAACTCCTTCCATAACAGAGGCTGTTTATTTCGCGGGGTTAGCCCTCGACAACGCTCTGAATACGGAACTTCCAAAGGCGGCGAGGGGCAGTCCCAATGGCCTGATGGATCTTCCGGGCCGTGGCGCCGATCTTCTCGATCTGGAGCTCATTCCAGCTCTTACGGACATAGGCGCTTTCCTTGACACCCTTGTGACGAGCCTCCAGACGGAGAGCGTTGCGAACGAACTTACGATCAGACATTCTTCTTTTCCTCCTTATTCTTCTTGGTGCCGCTCATCGTATCAACGATCTTGCGAACACCAGCCTGGGCTTCCTTGTAGCCGACGTTGTTGAGTTCCATATAACGGCGAACTGCCGTAGAGAAGGACGCTCTGCGAATCAGAGTTACGCAGTCCGGCTCGGCATCGAGCTTGCGCAAATATCCGCACTCAATGTCCTGATCGACTTGATCACCATAGACTTCCTTGGCAAATTTCAGGGCATTGTCATCGAAGATACGATTGGTATACTTGTTTTCATAGTAAACCACGTCAGCACCTCCTCACATATCCGGTCCTTCGAGGGCCGCCCATTTGTCTGCGAATGCATCCTGCACGATCTCGATGTACATTGTCTTGAGATAGGCCTTAACTCGACCCGGCTCCCAGTTATAGGGATTGATTACCAGATCCACGGTCTTGATCTCAGCATAATCGAGAGAATCGACGCTGCCCTCATCCAGACGAGTCTTACGACGACCAGCGATCATCCAGATGTTCGGAGGAACGTTCTTGTAGCTGACATTCACCTGAATATAATGCATCGGTGCATCGCCCTCATTACGAGGAGGCATCAGACGAACATTCCAACCCTCTTCCAGAAGAACCTGGTAAAGAGGAGTGTTGTCAACCATCGCGTCTTCGGGAATTTCGACGCAGAAGTTTCGGTTGCCGGCCGGATTGTACTTCTTCTCTATGCCAGCGAAATTACGATAGAAGATGTGCGCATCGGGGATCTCGAGAATTCTTTCGACACGGTTAGCCATGACGAATCTCCTTTCAAAATTTCAAAAGTTGAGAGACCTAGAATATCTAGATCTCTCTATTTGGTCAATAGACACGAATGCCTGCTTGCTCAAGATACAGCTTGAAGTCTATGGAATCCTGCTCGGTGTGACCCTCTCGAATCGATTCACGATAATGATCGCGCAGACCGTGATGATCATTCACAGCATAAACCATGTTGACACCATAATGGTCAGCAAAGTCTCCTGCCGTGAACAGCAAATCTGTCACGCTCATGCGCTCGCATCCGAGAATCTCGTAACGAGTACACTGATAGGCTTCCTTTTCTGATTTCAATCCATATAGAACAATAGATTTCATTCATATCACCTCCATTACAGGAGTTGTTTATTTCGCGGGGATTTAGGCCGCGGTAGCGAGTCGCTTAGACATTGCGCCGGATGCCATAAGGCCAAGCCCAATGAACGTTACAAACATACCGGTTGCAATTCTCGTATCCGGATTGGTCACCGCATCTCGAATTGTTTCAACGACTTCTTTAGCAGTCATCTTAACCTTCCTCCAGAATTTCTTGAGCTTTTCTTTCATTGGAAATATCATTCCTTTCTCACCTTACGGCGAATATCTTGGCATCGTCCTCAGCAGTCTCCCAAGGATGAATGCGCTCCGGTGTATAAGGATCATCCGATACAAACCATTCGACGTCACCATACTGTGCAATCTCATAGCGAGCATTGCTAACTAAATAGTCGTAGTAGGTTCGATCGATATCTGCCTCTTTGTGATTCACCTTAACCATCTCAGATTCCATCCATCGATAGCCATCGGCACCGGTAGCGGAGGCGAATTCTTGTTCACCAGTCTTCTTCATCTTGTTGGCATCCTCACGAAGAAGAATAGCACCACCAGCACCATCCTTAATCGGTGTGAATTGACCAACACGACCAACAAACTGGTAGTTGTGTCCTTCCGCAATCTTCTCACGAAGCATTTCGTCCGTAAGAGATGCGAATTCGTCCAGTAGACGCTGCTCTGATCTCGTTAACTTCTCCGGATCCTTAAATCGAAGAGATCGAACCAACTCATACTGACTCACATCTGGCAGATTCTCATTGAAGTCCAGATAGAGTGCTGTTTGCACGGACTTTGTCTCGCACATGTCCTCAAATACAATGTCCTCGTGTGTGAAGAGGGTCTTGAAGACGTACGGAACAGCAAACTGAGTACCAGTAGCAGTCCACTGGCCAGGATGCTTCTTATTATCCTTGCAAATATCTTTCTTGCTCATGACGTAATCCTCACCATAAAGGTCGCAACACTGTTCCACTGTCGCATAGCGAGCAATATAAACAGCATTGTTGACGAGACACATACGCTCATATGTTGCCTCATGCTCGAAGTCATAGCCATACATCTTACCATATCGCTGAACGAACTCGATAATGTGAAGATCCGCATCCGGAATCTTAATCGAATCGGTCTTGATATGAGCAACCGTATAGCCACGCTTCTCTACCTCATGCTCGAGATTGATCATGAACAGAGCACCGCGCTTCGCCACGATGTTGTCCTTGTTACGAGGATCATGGAACGGATTGTCGAAGTTCGCGGCGGTCAGACCATACACAGAGTTGATCGCGATCTTCAGAGCCTGCGTGAGATCATCCTTCGTGAAGTCGGCTGTGCCCGCAACCAACTGATCAATAAAGGGCGCAAGAGCACCGCCGAGAATGACTCGACCGGTGTCCCAATCCTCATGCTTAATCGCCACACGAGCGTCTTTCAGATCCTTAAACCTTTGTGTATAGACTTCGCCAAATATCATTTCTGCAATTGCGGAACTGGGATGCATGGATGCAATATCAAGCAGTGCGATAAACCCATACATACCGGGCTTTGCAGAGACACGGCCACCCTCGCCGACATCATCGACATCACGATAACTCGATTTCCCGTTTTTGTATTTGTAGCCAGGGAATATCGGTCGACCTTGCTTGTCGAAGACCGTGAAGTCATCGAACTCCTTTTCCATCACAAAGGGTACGTCCGCAAACTCATCATAGACCTGCGAAACGTCACCCATATCACGATAATTGAAGGCGTCCTGCGGATGCTTGTTCGTACCGAATATAATTCTGGTAGTGAGCTGGTTGGTCGTATCATTGACAGTCATCTTGGCAATCTGTGCCAGAATCTTACGTGCGGCAAAGTCGCCTTGCGTGTGATCCCAGACTGCCTCTGTTGCAAGAACATCGTTATCGCAGTATTCCGCAACCTTCGGCCAAAGTTCTTCCGGAACGGGTTTGTCCCAAGGAAGACCAAGCTCCTGATGGTGAATGCCCAGCTCGATTTCCCACTTCTTCAGGCTCTGCTTCTTGGCACAGTAGTCATAGACATCCGTGTAAGAGATATTATATGCTTCTCCGAACATCGCATTCGGAGATCCGCTGATAATTCTCTGCGAGAGCGTGTAGAGCTGCTCATTCGAATATCCAATCATACGAGCATAGAGAATGTGGTTATCGTAACGACGGCAGTTGAATCCAACCAACTTGAACTTGATGAGTTCCTCGATCTCTTTTGGCTTGGGGTTAATCATGCGGACAACCTGCTTACCAGCACCTTGTACCTTCCAGTTGACCAAGAAGAGATTCGGGAATACCTCCACATCGTAGAATACGATTGGCTGATCCCCATCTTCTCCCGGCTTGGAGGGTTCTTCAGACTTAAATCGCATCTTGTTGACAAGTTTGATGCAATAATTCGCCTGATTGGTACTGTTGGCCGCAAATGCGAGGACAGCATTTCGCATGTCCGTCACGTCATAGTGAAGTCCGCTATTGTAGGCATCTTCCAGGATTTTGTAGATGAAATCAACAGAAGGCTTTGTCGCCGCGTGATACTCCTTGTTAAGGTTTCTGCGGATCTTGGTTCTCAGTTCCTTCTCTGATTTCACTCCTTCGAAGTTGATCACTTTACCATCTCCTTTCAACGGCAAGCCCGAACTCAGGCTTGCAATCGGAAGGTTGTTGCACTTTGTCAACTTTCTTCGCAAGCTACTCAGGCCCGAAAATACCTTAATTTCCACATGGTCCTCATAGACCGCACTTAGCTTCTCCGGATCTCCTGTATAAATATAATGGAGGTGAATTCCGGCTCCAGACTTAGAGAGTTCTGCGTAAGTCTGAGGCCACTTACTGGCGGCTTCCAAATTCTTTTCGAAGCACTTCTTTCCATCTTGGTCCGGAATATCAAAGTCGATCACGATGTGATAGATGGGTACCCTCACATAATGAAGACGATGTGTATCAACATCTTTCAATGTTACTCGAACATCTGACCACTTTTTCATGGGTGTCTCATTGTCGCTCGCATACTGCGCCAAGCAATCCTTGCATTCCATGTCAAAGATAGACGGCTGCTCACGGAACTTCAACCACGATACGTCCGGTTCAGTGTTTTTTTTCTTCTTTTCCGGCTTCTCTGCGGTGGTGATGGAGTCGAATTTCTCGATCTTAAACCCATAGAAGGTGAACGGTTCTTTCCCTTCCGGAGCAGTTCGATCGTAATACTCTTCGAAATAGTTCTTCATCTCTGATTTGAAGTTACGCTTATTGAGCAGGAATTGCATTTTTGCTTCCTCGCAATAGGTCTTATACATCTCCCAAGCTTGTTTGAGGGATGTAGAAGGCTCTTTCTTGAATATAAAGTAAGAATCCGCAACAAAGTTGTAGAAGTCATTACTTTCATCAAGCATGGAGGTCGGTACATATCCGTCATAATATCCAGGAGACTCCATATAGACATTCAAACAGTGTGTGGCAATAGCACCCAATTCGAATTCAACCTGCTTAACAAGCTGATTGTATTCTCGTGTTGGAACCTTACGACCGGATGGAGACACGTCGATGAGTCGTCGAATGAGACCCGACTTCGCATCGGTGATCTTTACGGGTTTATTGGTTCCCATGAACAGGAATGCTTTGAATTTACTCGAATAGGCAGACTTAAATTTCTCATTCACCGTCATAAGTTCATGAGAAACGACACTGTTCAGTCGAGTGTTGTCTTCTATTCGAGATAAATCGCCATCATGCTGAATAGCCACCAACGGATTGGTTTTAAATGATTCCAGAGCAAAGGCTGCATTTGCACTACCCAATGCTTTTGCATCGAATACTGCATAATACCCTTCAAACAGTTGCTGTATGATGTTGATAACGGTTGATTTACCGCTACCTGCGGGACCATACAGCACCTCGAATTTCTGGATTGTCTTGGAGTCACCAGATACAATTGCTCCGATTGCCCATTCGAGCTTATGCCGCTCTTCTGGATCATACAGAGTAGACATGAGTTTGTCATAACTCGGACATTCACCATCCTCTAAAGGATATGGGAGCTTTTTCGATGCATAGTCTCGCTTCTTGACATCGGTATTGGCAAATATCAATTTCTCATCGAGCATATGGAACGAATCTCGCATATCCCTTTGACAGAATGTGTGAAACCGGTCGATCATGCGCGTTTCCGAATCCCATAGATGAAGAATCCGGATTCCAGGCGTATTGGGATAGTTGTCCTTGACAAATTGGTCAAGTTCTGCGTCAATTAAGCGGACTGCATCATATTCATCAGTCGACCACAGACGCTTTTCTTCATCCCAAATCGCATAGAACGCGCCGCCTCGAATCATCAAATCGTTTGATTTCGAGACGATGAATTTCGGATATACCTCAATGCCTCCACCTCTAGGACATCTGGTGGCGACCATCAAGAAATCCATGCCTTACTCCTTCTTCGTAGCGTCCTCCAGTTTCTGGATCTTCTTACAGAGATACAGGAATCCGCCGATGCCGGCGAGAATAGCGACGTTCTGACGCTTTGCATACTTTTGAAGCATGCGCAGATTCTGGTTCATCAGGTCGACATTCTGGTTAAAAAGATCGATATGATGATTGTAGTGACGAATGAGTGACGTCTGACAACCGGCCAACTTTTTGAGATCCTTATTGGTCTCGATAATCGCACCGCTGTTCTCGCCTACGGCCTTCCAAATCTTGGCGAATTCTTCGGCCATCTTTTTTTCATCCATGTTGATGTCTCCTTTACAAAATCGTATTCAGGTACCACATCATCTGATACCAGATGTCCACAGCTCGAAGATCATAGGGACAATCTTCAATTGTGAATAGTCCTCCTCGTCCATTAGCCTCATAAGTGCGATTCAGGAAAATATCAAGAATACGATCGACTTCCCTCTCGTTGTATCGGCTATCACTCATGGAACCAAGTCCAAGAGAAACAATCATATTCCAAAACCATTGACCGGTTCGATTACCGACCGTATCGTCTTCCATAATTCGCTCCTCACATGTTCTGGCGAGGGCTACCATCATTTCCAGAATAGAACACTCTCGAATATCAAGCAAATGCTCTATTGTACGATCCGGATAGTGATTTTCATAACCAAAATCATACCGCAAATCTACGCCATGTCGTGCTCTATATTCATCCATTGGGATGATCCATGTGAATGCTCGAGCATCTAAATGACGCATGAGTTTCTCATACGATAGATTCCTTGAATACTGCTGATCACCCATCACGAGACCGCACATCCACTGGAAGTAACGCTCGTGCAGTGCATCAGCTCTGGTCATTTACTCGTCAACCTCCAGCTCGTGAATATGACGCTCCGGATAGATCGCATCATAGGAACGCTCATCCAGCGTGATCTCGTAGTCGGTCATCGTATTCTCGTTACGTACGTGACAGACGCCTTCCTGGAAATCACCGAAGTGACCCATGAAGACCTCGCCGATGGCCTCAGAGATGTTGTCGACAGGATCGTCCTCTTCGTCGGCAAGGACCTTATCGCCCTCATACCAAGTCAGACTGACTTCAGAATATCCGTCTTCTCGACCGAATTCCTCCGGAGCGATGAGGTAGATCCCGCCGTAAGCATTCATTTCCTTATCCTTGTAGGGATCCTGCTCGATATCGCCACGATCCTGAGGAGGAGCGTTGAGCGGCGTGAAGTATTTGCCGTAGTTGACACGGCGCTTCTCGTAAGCCTCGGTGATCTCCTCTTCGACAGATTTACGCTGCTCCACGACATGCTCCAAAGGAGAGGATTCCTTTTCCGGATTACAGTCAGACTGCTCCTCCTTGTCGGCCATTGCGTTGATCTTATCGCGATAATACTCGCGCATCTCGTCGATTTCTTCGTCAGCACGAGCTTCTGCCTTACGATAGGCGTAGTAATAGCCGCCTGCAGCGCCCACGATGGCACCGAGAGCGAACCAAATAACGTTTTTCATCGTTTACCTCCTTGTAATTTAGTTCGGCTGAGGAATATAACAGGACGCAAAGAGTCCGACACTAATTCCTCCAAAAATACAAGCCGCAATGAAACGAGAGTTCTTACCCGTTAAAATTTCGCGGGCCGTATTGACAAACTGCTCCATGGTATGCTTAACTCCTTTCCAGAGTTTCTTCAGTCTTGCCTTCACAAACATCATTCCTTCCTCAAATCGAGAAATAGTGGTCGCCTTCTTTAAAGGCTGGCGTTGCCCAATTATGGTATCGATTAGTTCGAAATGCGATAACGTCCGAATTCGTCCGATTACATAATTCTTCAATCACCAACCAACGAACGGAGTCCCATTCCGGATAGCAATAGATTGCTCCGGTAGTGACACAGTCGAATTGGTTCTTTGCGGTGATGATCGACAAAATATCATCTCCAGCAAAGCGTTCGCTGTCCACTCGATTCAATATCGTATCGACAACCAAACGTTGACCATATTCCGATTGGTTTCCTGCCTCGGCATACGTGACTCGTGTCAACATCTCGATCTCGTACTCACTGTAGTTCTCGAGCCCAACGAATCTGGGTGCTTCCAAATATAAATCAGCCGCTGAGAGAGGGGCTTCAGGCATTATCACTTCTTCGGTCTGCATTTGGACCGGTTCCGATATTGGCTCCTCATAGGTAACCAACTCGTGCATGGTGGTAGCGCTAGAGCCAACAACGAGCCCTAACGCCAATCCAACCAAACCAGATACGAACCATTCACGCAGACTTTTTCTAATGTATCCCATAACGGGGCCTCCTTATGTTAGATTTCTTCGCCGATCAGAGAATCGATAGGACCCTGAACATTGAAGTCGAGAAGTACGCTACGCTCCAGGCCATTGACGAACCTTGCTGCATCAGAAGCGCCACGACGATTTACATCATAGATACCGAAGTCGATATAATTGTCAGACTTGGGGTTCTTGGCATCATAGTACCAGCCCACATGCTGACCGGCCTTCGTCGGATCGAATCCGAGAGCCTTATAGACCTCGTTCAGGAATACATAGCCTCTTGTCTGGAGAATATGATTCCAGTAATTGAGCTGACCGTTGATGAAGAAGAGATTCAGCTCGGCATCTTTTTCCCAATTATCATTGAGCTCATCGAAAATGCGAGCATAGACCGAGGGAACACGACCATCGGGAAGAACCGTGACCTCTTTCTTGGTTTTCTTCTTCTTACCGGTTTCGGGATCGATCGTCTCCTCTTCGACCTTCTCTTTTACGAGGCCGTAGCGTAGCTCTTTGTCGACTTCATCGCCGTAGCGATCGCGGACATTCTGACGATATTCCTTGAATCCCTTATCGAGAAGCTGATAGGCCGCCGCCAGAGATGCATTACGCTTGGAGAGAATCTTGTGGCCATAGAGGATCGAAGTGATACCGAGAGCACCAACACCAACGGCCGGAGCATAGAGCTTGATGACCTTCCACGCCGTCATACGGACAAGGATCTTCTGATCCGCATCCGCCAGCTCACGGGTATAGGTGCCGCCATCTTCCAGCTTGCCGCCGACAGCATCTTCGATGTTTTGCTTCATGGCTTCATGGCCGTCCATTACCTCGGTAACCTTAAGGGTTGCCTTGCAGGCCATAACTGTGGACGTAATGCCGAGCGCAATACCGGCGCCCGTCAGAATCTGCGGAGAATTCTTCCGAATGAAGAACTTCGACCGATAAAAAACAGACTTTGCAGTGTTTGCAATTGTCTTTGTAGAGAGTTTCATTGTGCTTTTACCCTTTCTTAAAATTTCTTAGGATCCGGCATGGCAACATACCATCCGTCTTTCAGCCAAACCGGGATGAAGAATCGCGTATTGTTCCACCCATGTGAGACTGCGTCCAAAGTCGTCCAATCGCCATCAAGTTTTCCGAATATCAGTTGGACATCATGCACGGTGATTCGTCCGTAACGGTCCGCCATACGCTTGAGCGTCTCGATGCGAGATTTCACCAAATATAATGTTGACGGATCGCTATGAAATTCCTTTTTCGTTGTGATCATGACATGGTCACTCCTTTAATCCAACGGCGCAGGCTTCGGCATACGAATATAATAGCCATCACGGCCACTTGCGATGTCTGCCTGCCGTAAATCCGTCCAACCATAACGATGTGCCGTAAACGGAGGCGTCTGATCGACTACTTCATAGAAGTCGGCAACCGAGACAATCTTATACCGTCTCAGGATGTTGTCGAGTTCGTCCAGGACACCTTCCGCATCTCGACGAGTTCGGAACGAGAACTCATCGAAGTCATAGGCACTTCTTCTCTGAGGGGGATCATCTCGTCTGGGATCGCGACTATAGGAACCATAGTCCGTACGATAACTGACATAGGTTCCACCAGGTCGCCGGTCACCTCGACGGGTTGAACCGTAAAATATAATGTTGACCGCATCCGTCAGAGAATTGGTAAAGAAGTCCTTCAACATCGGAACAGCCACGTCATTCCAGATATGGCTACCAATGCTTCCACGATCGTCTGAGAGGATGTTGTCTCCGATCTTGCTTAGCGGAGAACGTTTCTTTGTCTTTGCCGGAGCAGATAAAGAGACCTTATTGATCTCCTTTTTTGGACTCTCCGGCGTCTCATTCCGTGCGGCATTCGAATTGTTCGGGTATTCTGCCATTGTTACACTCCTTCTCTCACCATGGTGAGGTATTTTGGGTTTAGCTTGACTTCCCAAACCGGGCAATGGTTGATGACCGAATACCGATAGCAGAGATTCGACAGTGCCTTCTCTTTGCTAACAGCCATCGTCACGGAATCCCATGACGACTTTCGGATATCACCAAACAAGTTCCGGACTGGACCCCTATATCGATATTCATTCATACAACCTCCAAAAATGAAAAGCGAAGAGACCTTGTTAGGTCTCAACGCTCGTCGAATCACAACTTGCTTGGATTACTCCTCAGCAGAGTCGTTGCCGGTGTCCGCCTTGCTCGCCTTCTTGGCCAGCTTCTTAGCCTTGTGAGCCTCGATGCCATCCTTGATCTTGCCACCAATCGGCTTGAGGGCCTTCTTGTAAAGCCACTGGGCTCCAAGAGTTCCCGCCACGCCGATTGCGACACCGATCAGGGTGCTGCCACCATTGGACTCATCATAGGTTTCTTCCGCCGGAACCATTTCGGTTTCGAGCTCCTCGTTCTCCTTGACAACATTGTTCTCTTCCATTTTAGAATACCTCCATAAAAATTTTGTTGTGGATTTCTCCATAATACATCTTGTAAATTTCGCGTGCTTTAGTTGAGAACTTCCGGCTGCGTTGTATAATCGAACACAACACAGGGTTCTCCCTTCTCAGTGAGCTTCGAACTGAACATCGGTTCAATGAACGACTTGTTGACATCCCATCCAATGTCATTACCAAACGGAATGCGGTCCAAATCGATGGCATCGTAGACATCATTGAGCGTTATGTACATATCGCCCAACATCTGTCGGGATAGGTTGTTGCAGATCTCACGCAATGTCTCTCGATCTGATACGAAATATCGTCCGGACCAGCGATCGAAATAAAGACTCTTCCCCGAAGGAACATACGGGATCTCCTGATCACTTACGTTAACTCGCTCTGAGGTCTTCTGTGAGACCTTCTCACGAATCTCGTTTGCCTTCTTCTCGTCCAGGGACTCGGTGATGGCAGACTGATAGTCTTTCAGGGTCTCCTGCGAAATGGTATAGGCGGCTGCGAGAGCAGCGTTACGCTTATGCTGCTGGCGATTACCCATCACGATACAGGCGGTACTGAGACCAGTAGACAGCGCAACAGGCCAATAATTCTTCGCATAGATCTTCACACGATCGCGCGTACGAATCGGCTCATTGTACTTGTCTGCATAGTACTCTGCATCCTCGATTTCTGCTTTGGCTCTCGGTGCGATTTTCATCGTCATACCGATGGTCGTAAGGAATCCTCCGATTCCAATGCCGGTCAGGATTTCCGGACTATGCTTGGTCATATAGACCTTGATCGAATTACCGATCGCTTTCATAGGGATTTTCTTCATTTCAGCTCCTCCTTGCATTCTTTCACAATCTTATCCAGATTAGACATCTCCAGACAAGACGGAATTTCAGTGCCATACTGAATATAAATGCAGACTCTTGATTCGTAAGAATGGATATCAAGAATGATTCGGGAATCAATGTAGTCCTGGTTTCCGCGAAGTTGCTCGTGTATTTTCGAGCCGACCAGTGTTTTAAGATCGCTATCTTCGCAATAGATTGTAATGCCGTATTCCATAGTATTTCTCCTTTCAAAAGCGAAGAGAGCTTGTTAGCCCTCTTCATTTTGGCGTTCGGCGAGAACCTCGTCGACGGTTTCGCGGATCTGCTCCTCCATCTGTCGCTGTTCGATGATCCCGGTCACAATGCCGAGAATCGCCGTACAAGCGAGGCCGATGTTAGCAAGCACATTCCATTTCTTTGTCATCTGGTCTTACCTCCTTTCCATAATAGGTCTTGCCAATTTCGCGTGAATTAGTGGAGAGAAACCGGATAGAACTGGGTCTCAATTGCTGTGACCTTCACCGTACCACCCTCGCCATCATCGATCTCATAGGGCTCCTCATCCAGGAAATCGATCCAGTAATCCTCCAGACACATAGATACGATTGCATCGAACATACCAACATCCCAACCGCGTTCATCGCCACCAGGGACTTTATCGATTCCTAAGAATCCGTAGAAATCATTGATGGTTACAACGCCGGTTTGCTGGAAGAGCTTATTCAGGTTGTACTTTGCTTTTTCGACAACGAGCGGATTTGCTGTGAAATATCGTTCCGAGATAGCATCCCAATAGAGTTCATCCTCATTCGGATAAGTCTTATCCCAATGGGAACGAGCGATATTCTCTCGCGCCATCTTATCGAGTTCTGGATTCGTCGATCGGATTTCGTCACGATACTCCTGATATGACTTTCGAAGAGCGGCATAAGCCGCAGTCATAGCCATAATCTGCTTTTGATCTAAACCATGCCCCAACCAAATGCAAGCAATGGTTCCGGTAGCAGATATGGTGGGCTTCCAGAATATCTTTACCGCTTCTTCTGGTGTCGGATCCATTGGGCACATCGTATAGTCATCATGCGCTTTCCAACCGAAATATCCCGTTGCGATGACGCCCAATGATGCCGCAAGAGACGAGACGGTTGACCCATTACGCTTTAACCATCGCTGTGCCAGACGAATCTCCTTTTTCCAATTGAATTTCATTGCGCTTTACTCCTTTCAAAAATAAAGAGAAGAGGCCTTACTTGGCCTCGTCCTCCTTTTTGGACTTGATAAGAAACACATGTTCATAGCCGGCAAACTTCACAACACGCTTAGCATAGTCTTCATCCACCCGCATGCAATACTGCTCGAGTGCCGCATAAGCAATCGCACCAGTAAGCAAACCGGTCACAAAACCAAGAAACGTTTTCATAAATATTACCTCCATAATTTAATGTGGACTTCTGTCCATAATAGAAGCTGTTTATTCTGCGCGTCAATTACTTCATAACAGTCGAAAGGAAAGAGGCCTTGTTAGGACCTCTTTTTCCTTTTGAACAGTGCGTAGAAAATCGCGATACACACGATTAAATCTCCTGCGATGAGCATAAACACCGTTCCGCCAGTCAAGACGATTAACGCCGTGACCACCGCCAATGCAATGATACCGCAGAGTAAAATTGTGAATAGGATCATTTATATCACCTCCATAAAGTAGATTGTAAATTTCGCGTACTCCAATCTCTTCGAGACAGGACAAAAAGAGAAAAGAGGTTGTTAACCTCTAATCTCTACGGAAGAAGGATGATATCCATATGCTGCTAATAGAATCGCATTATCGTTAGCCGCTTCAAACATTACGATGTCATCAAATGCCAGATTCGTATAGCGGTAAGTAAACAAGTCATATGTGCTAGTACATTCTTTGTAAATGCCGTCTTTGATACTAATACCAAAACCAAGCATATACAATGCTGTGCCAACCATAATAGTTGCCATTGCTACTGCTATAAGGATCCAAGAAATAATCATTCCAATAATATTCTTATTCGTCTTCATAATAAATACCTCCATAAATTGTATATAAGTATATTCCTTTCTTCCATAATAGTGATTGTATTTTTCGCGTGCTAGTTTGGTTGAAAAAGAAGAGCCCTTGTTGGGCCCCTCCTTAGCACCGATATAGAATCTCGTTTCGTAAAAATGTTACGAGTTTATCTGCGTCTTGCCTTGAAAGATTTGTGCATCTCCATTCTTCCTGGCCTTCATCTTTTTGGATTAAGGTTCGAAGTTGGACCTTACCACGTCCCAATGACACGACATATAAACTATCATTGATCTTATACGTTTCATTCATTTATATCACCTCCATTAAGGAGACTGTTTATTTCGCGTACCCAAATCCCTTCAAGACAGGAGAAAAAGAAAAGTGTATGTTGTCTTCGCGATCTCTCACCTCACTCGGGGAAACTCATCAAAAAAAAAGAAAAGAGAGGGGAAACGTCGCGAATGGCGCAACCCCTCTTTTTCTTTTGCCCTATCTCATTGGGATAAGACAGTTACGGAGTGAATTAGGCCTCGACCTTCTTCGTGCCACCGTACTCCTCGGTCACCAGCTCGGGCAAACCGCATTCGTTGATCAGGATGTCCGCAACCTGCTGCTTAAGCTTGTTGGGGACCTGCTCAAACTCGGTCTTGCCGAGAATGACGCGCTGAGCGAAAAGCATAGCCATCATTTCACGATCTCCTTTCTCTAGAAATAAATATAGGTTTAACGCCAAATTGGCGAGAACCTTACGCATAGACAATTCCAGCCATTTCTGTAATGCAGTCCTCGAGGAAGTCATTCTGGTCCGACGCCGCCTTGACCTGCTGCTTGAGGAGATTGTTCTCCGATTCGAGAGCCGTAACACGTTCCTCTGTAGTCGGCGGAGGAGGAGGGGGCGAATAAGTATCGCCGACCGCAGCTCCATCATAACTTTCTTTTGCACCGATAGATAAGGCGAATTCTTCGTCTGCCACAATGATATTCTGGATGATGTTTTCATCGTTTACAATACAGTAATTCATGATTTAAACCTCCACATAAATCCGACAACACCTTGTTTACCAGAACCGCCGGAGTTTGGGATGTCGCTTCGCATCCCGCTTCCTTTATATATCCATGAAAATCCGCCACCGCCTCCAGCGCCATATTTTGTTGCAGGTTCTCCAGAATAAGTGGCAACGCCCATACCGGTCGTACAGCCTCCTCCTCCTCCTCCTGGAGAACCGCCGGGAGCTCGTGCACTCATATTTGTGCCTTCTTCTTCATTCTGGTATCGGGTATCACCATCTTGAACATAGGCTTTTCCGCCACCGCCAGAACCACCAACACTGGTTGGAGGATATAGGAATGAGTCATTTTGGTCTACTCCAGCGGAGGAGGCACGTTTTGTATCTATGCCATATATTACGCCTACATAACCACCAAGACCGCCAGATACACCATTGCCTGTTTGGGTTCCATTTACAGAACTTTTACCGCCGTTCACAGCGCCGATGACAACTACTATAGCATCATTATCCGAGGCTATTTTTTCCTGATTAATAACTCCGCCGGCCGCTCCACCATTACCAGCATAGGCAACATATCGTTCTTTAGGATAGGTGGCTTCCGGATTGACGATCTCCTTCGCATACCGCCCATTTACTCCATTATATCCACCACCGATAGCAGACCAATCATACTCGGCAACATCGGGAGAGAAGTAGAACGAACCGCTGGTAGTAAGCAGCTTCTGAGTTTCAGACGAGCGTGTTGCCGTCATAACCCCTTGATTCACGATGCCGGATGTTAAAGAAAAAGACTGCGAAATACTCCCAGTCAAATCCAAGAATGCGCTCAGATCGGCAGTAACGGTAACGGGGTTAGAGGTTGCAAATCCGAACGCCTTACCATTCATATCTGTTCTCACCGCACCACCGGTGATGGTCGTGATACCAGTAATTGCTACATTCGGGATAGGCCGATTTCCGGGAGATAAAAGGGTAATTTGTAGTGCATATTTGCCTTCCGGCATCGCCAATTTCAGCAAAGCATCGTCGACATTAGATCCCTCGGTAATTTGCAGAACCTGGGCAGTCGTCGAGTCAATGATGGTGCCCTTTGCGGTTAAACCTTTCTTACATTCATCAATCTGCTTCTGGAGGTTGGCGACGACGTTGTCAGAGAGCTGAGCTTTGAGGTTGTCGAACCACTCATCGAATTCCCCATTCCACTGGTTAAAGAGGTCATCAATAGCGGTTGTCGCAATGATACCGGTAACAAATGGACAAGCCGAGGTGCCAACTGCGTTCTCAATTGCACTTGCTGCGATCTGAGTCACGCCAGGCGCCACAGTCACCCATGCCAGAGGATGCTGGTGGACTTTCTCGCTATTCGTCAGGCTCGGCTTCACAGGAGAGGACGCCACAGTACCCTGAACAACACGAAGCTTATTGAGACGAACGCTGTCGGAGTGATTGGTCTCAAGCACGATCGCATCGATACGGCTTAGCGTCACGTCCGAAGCAGCGATGGCCAAGGGATAAGCCGCGTCGTTCACATTCCACGTATGGTCGAACCAGGCCTTGCCAGTACCGACCAGTACCTGCATGCCTGTGCCAGCGGAGACGGCCATATGGTCGCCAATCGTGGTGAATACACCGTCAGCGATGATGCCATCGAAGATAGCAGACATCTGTTCGGCGTTGTATTTTCGATCACCATTTTCGGAGTTAAAGAATCCGCATGTGAATGCCATTTTGATTCCTCCTATATTAGACTTCGGCGGTGAAGGTAGGAGTCATACTCTCACCAGATGTATCTTCCGAGAATACAATCTCAGAAACACGGGCCTTACCAGATTGTCCGTATTCGTTCTGAACTTGGACAAGATCTCCAATGGTAAAGTCTCGTTTGTAGATGAACTGAAGTCGAGCTTCTACTTCGCCTTCAAAAGACTGAGTGATACTCGTCTTGGCCAGTTCCTCTCGTCCCTTCTGCTGCATTTCGGCAAGCATATTAGCCGTTGCCTGCTGTTGACGTTCAGCAATCGCCGCGGCTTTCTCTTCTTCCGTGAGGTCCTCATCATGCTCAATGTCATAGGTATCAACATCATCACTTGCACTAGAATCATCCGTAAACACTTCACGGCGATTCAACCCGGTGCCATAGTTCTCACCAGTCACCTCGGTCGTTTTACGAGCAGAACCCTCACCAGAACCACCGATAAGAGTAGCATTCTTCAGGGCCTTCTTCGACTCGATGTAGTTGCTGGATAAGAAGTTGTCGAAACTCGGAGAAAAGACAACATAGGGATTCTTTGTCTGACCATATGCACGGTCTTCTCCAGCATACAGTTCAAATATCATTTGTTTTGTCGAGAAATCCGGTAAAATACGGAATCCAATCTTCTTCTCTTCACAAATCCCGTAAATTGCCTCGTAGAGGTTGTCACCGAAATACTGTGTATCGACCGTAAGGGTCGTGATACGCGTATCGGTGGTTTCACGGAATACCAGATTCGGAATTTTCCGGTCGTTATTGCTCGGAGAGATCGCATTTTGATTTAAGAGGTTCCGGATCGACTTTTGGAGATTGCCATAGCACTGACGATACCCCCAGATGATACGACGCTCAAGAATAGACTCCAGAGAACGGCCTGTAACCGTTAGGAAATTACCATTCTCCACGTCCACCTTAGTCTCAATGGTCTCGATGACCATCAGTCGATCAGATTTCTCCCGACACCAAAGATAGTAGTCCTGCTTGAACTCTTTCCCAATTGGCATGTCTGCCGGTACATAGACCTCGAAGTCTCCATAGCCAAGGAATCGATCTGTCCAAATGAACGACTGGAAGGCATCTAAGATAGCGACGACTTCCCAATTCTTATCGAGAATCAATGCATCCATCTTAGATACCTCCATAGGCGTTCTTGTAGGAGAAGGTAATCAGCAGATTCGCTTCTTCCTCTTGGGTAACGAAGTTAAACATATTCACGCCGTTCGAGACTTGGAACCAATCGGCATCCATGTCAACGGCAGAAATAATGTTCGTCTCCTTACCCTCGCGCAGAAGTCGAGCATACTTATTGCCCTTCATGGTCGAGATGATAATATCATCTCCAGCATCGAATACCGCACCCGTCAAAGCTTTGATTTGGGCATCAAATATCTTAAAGTGCTCCTTGGTATCGACGTTGTAGAGAGTAATATCACCCGATTTGGTCAGCGCATGGATTGTGATGACAACACCTGTATCCATATCACCGACATAGTTCAGAACTGCTCTCGGATCGTCCACCAGTCTACCCATTTCAAGAAGATTCTCCGTAAGAGACTCATTAGAGAACGGGAATTCGAATAGTGGCTCGATATTGGTGTAGACCTTCTCACTACCGCCAACCTCATAGAAATAAGGATCTGGGCAGATGATGCTGATTTGTGTCGATTCCTCAGAGGAGAATATATTCGGCTCATTGGACTCCACATAACCGCTAATCTCTGCCAGGCGGTTGTCCGTCTCAATCTCAAGCGTGATTTGCTTTTTGATCGGGAAGAACTTATAGGTCTTTTGTCTCGAGTCTTCAATCGTCGGTGCGAACAGCATACCAAGTGTGATGACGATATTGCGGTTCTCGCAACGAGAAGAGGCATAGAGACTACCATCAATAGTTGCCAGTTCTGATGTGCTAATATTCGCCTTGGGAGGACCGAGCCCCTCGATGTCCTTGATATAAAGACCCGAGGGGTCCGGGTTCGTGAGCTCCAGACGAAGTGTTTCACCTTTCGGGTTGGTTACCGTTAAGGCCTTAATCATAAGCCCACTCCTTCCTTATTGGTAGCTATTTTTCACATTCGAGAAGAGGTTCTTGCCATCGCGATAGATCTCAGCGCGGCTCAGAGCCTTCGGACTGGTGTTGTTCTGTGTGTAGTTATAGGTATTATTCACCGTACTCGATCCGGTAATACCGTTCACAGCATCCTTGAATCCTCCGGCTACCTGACCAGCAAGAACAACTGTGCGTCCAATCGGAGTAGAACCGATTAGGGAATTCAATGCACTCACGCCGGATTTCACCTGACTGTCGTCGATAACGGGGGTGATGACCGGAGCAGTCTCAATACCCTCCGTAATATCACGGTTAAGGGTCTGGATGCCGATTGAGAGGTTATCAGTGTAACCCTCAACTGCACCACCAGAGACCATATTGATGATATCACCGAGAACACTATTGAGAGCAGCCTGGACATTGCCGCCATTGGCAACAATACCGTCAGCAATTCGCTCGGAGATGATCTCACCACAAGCGACCCACTTCTCTTCCTTGGATTCCGCCATTGCAAGACCGCCATTGATCGCCTGACCCGTAGAAGTCGAGACAGCATCTGTCTTCTCGACAATACCCTGTGCAAATGTGGTAGACATCGTCTGACCGTATTTGAGGAATGTCGGGGTGAGACTACCGAGGACATCATCTGCACTATTGGTGTAGGACTGTCTAGCAGCCTCAAGCGCGGCATCTGCAGCCTTCGTCGCCTCACTTGCCGTGGTCGTCAGGAGATTGTAAGGATCGTAACCGGTATCTTTTGCGGCAACACGGTTAATCTGCTCCAAAGCAAACCCCTGTTCGAGGAGCATGTCTTTGTATTCGACCATCCAGTTGGCGTAGGCGACCATACGATCCTTCTCACTTGTCGTGACCTGCTCTTGGTTGGATTTGACTTCCTGAGCCTTCTCGGCGAGAGTTATCTGAGCATTGAGAAGTTTGTTATAGGCATCCAGAGCATTCTTCGACTCGCTACCATATGCCTTAACGGTTGCGGCATACTCTTCCTCGGCCTTGCCAAGCTGCTGGGTTAGATTGTTAAGCTCCTTAACCTTAAGGGCTTCATCCACAGCAGTCTTATCCGCATCAGTAGCAGTACCACCGAAGAGAGTTGTCCAGACCTTCTGCTCGAGACCATAACTCGTGAGTCGAGTGCCGAGTTTGTTGAGTTCAGACTGAAGACCCTCGATATAGGATGCACCGGCAGACTTACCAGCCTTACCAGCTTTCGCAGTAGTCTCTTCAGAAGCTTCGTCAATCGCCGTTCCGGTTCGATGGAATGCATCGTAAGTTTCCTTCACGATATCATCGTATCCATCGCCGACGATCTCTTTGAGTTCACCCATAGATGCACGATTGGCCGCGTTCAGGACAAACAGACGTTTGTTCTCGGCACTTGCAATCGAGACGTTGAATTTGTTGTAGACCTCCTGGAGTTCCTCGTAAGTGATCTGACCGCTCTTCAGCATCTCATTCGCAAGGTTTCGAGCCGCAACGAGAACAGTCTTCTTACTGCCATCGAGACCATAACGGACACCCATATCGTAATACTTACCGATCAACTCACCCTGTCCAGAAGGAGAGTGAATATCAAGCTCATCACGAACGGTACGGTCAATGGCTTTTGCAACATCACGAGCAGCACCGGTAAGAGAATTGACGGTAGGCACATCCATAAGGCCCTTACGAATACCCTTAAGGTAGTTCATACCGATGTCTTTGTACTCAGCTGTGCGATTTGAGAACTGAGTGAAGATGTTGTTGGCGATGTTGGTCGCCACGGCATAAATACCAGACTCAATATCTCTCATTCTCTGCTGAACTGTCGTTAAAACATCGGCATTTTGAATGGACTTGACGAGATTGGCAAGTGCTTCATTCGCAGCGTTCATCGCATCAGTATTCACTTCCGCAACGACATCGGAATATTGAACCAGTGCCTCAGCCATGTCCTTAAGCTGCTTTGCGAAATTGCTAAGCGAGCCCTTACTACGACCGGCACCCGTATTCGGGACTTGATTGACGGCAACGGCAAGATTCGCAATGATGTTGCTCGTCTTCATGGCGATCTCACTACTATTGACCGGAGCACCAGCCATAATAGTCAAGAAATCGATCATGTTCGGAGCCGCCAAAGCAAGCTCAGTTGCAAACAAAGAGATTAGATTCTCACCGGTGAAGAACGCTTTAAACGCAGAATATTTCGGCGTGACGGCGACGGCAGTTGCCATTGTTGTGACAATGTTAGATACCATGTCGACTAGCGTCTTACTATCCGCGGGGAGACCCTCACTCTTAGTCAAGAAGCCCTTAATATGCGGTGCTGCCAAATCCAGTTCAGCGGCGAATGCGGCAATAAAGGAATTACCAAAGACTGCACCCTTGAGGCCACCAAATGTCGGAATCTTAGATGCCGCCTCAGCCATGCCGCCAATTGCATAGATCGCATTCTCAATAGACGACTGATCGATTACGCCAACCTCAGTGTAGAACGTCTTGAGATATGGAGCAGAATTGGCCAACTGCTTCGAGAAGTCAAGCAGGTCACTTCTACCAATGATCGAGGCAAGACCGTCCAAGAATTTCGTTCCAGTAAATATCAACATGGCTTCGCCAAGAGATACCATGTTGCTAAATACACTGTCCTTCAGGCCATTGATTCCCTGGAAGAAGACTGACGCATTCGACCAGAATTCCTTAAGGTCTTTGCCGAACTTCGTAAGGAACGAATCTCTCTCACCGACTACGTCGGAAATACCTTTCTTGATACCTCCGATAAAGGATCCAAGAGCAGTACCGATGTATTCCATGAATTTGACGTTGCCGTCCATGATCTTCTTGACGACCTCGTTCTCGCCAAAGAAGGCCTGGAATGCACCAAACAAAGCACTCAATGCCGTAACAACCGCCACGACCATACCGATACCCTTAAGTGCGCCGAGACCCATCTCGCCAAGGGGTGCTGCAACTCGCATCGCTACACTCATGGCAGTTATGATGGTACCAAGCGCCAAAGCGGCAGTCAGCATTTTGTCCGTATTCCCGAGATTCTCGAGAACGGCCAGTGCTCCACCAAGAATCAGAGTAGCAGCAGCCGCAAACCCGGCTCCGATGATAGCATTCTTACCCCATGCCTTAGCGATACTCAACATCTTCAGAACAGCAACAAGAGCCGTTGCAGATGCGAGAATATCAAGGATGACCTCTTCGCGACTTGCATCGCCAAACCAGACGGCGAACAAGCTCTTCAGAGCATCCCGGATTTGGGGAGCATATGTGCTTAGTCCGTTGATGAGAATGACGATCAGATCACCAAGACTTGCAATCAACGAGGGTGCATACTCGCGAAGTTGCTTCATGGCCTCATCGAACATAACGATCAGACCCTCAACAACAGCCGGGGCACCTCTCTTGAGAACATGCCCGATGGTGATGAGAATATCAGTCAATCCTTCCTCGATAACGGGAAGCATAACCTTAACCGCTTGGAAGAATGCCGCAATAGCAGCCACGATAGCCGCTACACCAGCTGCACCAATCGCAGACAAGGTGCCTAAAAGGACGGACAAAGCAGCGACTGCGGCACCTACACCGAGAGCAGCAAGACCGAATGCTAACATGGATTTCTCCAGACCAGCGAACGTCTTAGCCAGAATGCCTAGTCCGAATGCCGAGCCAAGCATAATGGTGATAGCGCCAGCGAGAGTTAAAAGACCCGCTCCAATTTCGGTGAGATTGAGAGTAGAAAAGGCTTTGATCGGAATAACCAGCATATTAAGTACAAGCGCAAATGCCAGTATTCCGCTTGCCGTTCCGGCAACATTGTTATTGCCCATGATAGACAAACTGGCAGTTATTCCACCCATCAGAAGTCCGACGGATATCAATCCCTGTCGAATCTGTTCGATCGGCAATGCACCGAGAATACGAAGCGGAACAACCAGTAAGGAGATAGATATGGACAAAGCGAGGAGACTCTTAGCTAGTCCAGCAAGAGATCCCTGCGTTATTGCAAGCATGCCTTTTCCGGAAATACCAGCAAACCCCTTCATAGCAATGGCTATGCCACTAATCGAAGCGACGACACCGACGAGAAGTTTTGCAGTGGTAATCAGACCTTGCTGGAGGTCCTTCGTATCCATCTCTCCCAGAATCTTAATCGGCAATATCAATGCAGACAGTGCAAGTCCGAATGCAATTAGACTCGATGCTACACTGGAAAGTTGACCGGGAACAACCTTCATGACAGCGATGGAACCGGTTATAGCACCGATTCCAATAATCAAGGATGCAATTCCCATTCCGAATTCAGTCCAACTAATTCCATCGAATGCCTGGAATGCACTTGCAAGAATTCGAACGGCAGTAGCTAAGGATAGGAAGACAAGAGCAAGTTTCATAACCTGCTTATCACCAACTTTAGTGGAAAGTGCAACGCCGACCTTTTCCAAAGCTACTAGTATGGCGATAATTGCAAAGGTCGCTTTGGCAAACACCCATGTATCCTTTGCTGATTCCGTTAACTTAGCCAAAGCACCAGCCAGAATCGAAATAGCAACGGACATACCGATCAATGCACCGGACAATGTAAGAAGCTCTGCCTTACCAGCAGTCATCTTCTTACCGCTCATAATACCAAGAATGGCAGTCAGTTCGCCAAAGAGCAAAGCAACAGCTGCAAGAGACTTACCCATGTTTTCGGGTTTTACACGGGAAATCACGAACAAAGAAGCGGCTAAGATACCGATTGAGATAGCAATCGACTTAAGAACTTCAGCATTGACTTTGTTCTGGAAAGCCTTTAGTGTATCGCCAGCTGTATTGAGAACATTGGTGAGTGCCTTAGCAACACCGGCCCAATTGGTTTTCATTGCAGCAAATGCTTTAGCGATCTTCTTTATCTGCTCATAAAGACCGAAAAGAAGCGTTGTACCAATTGCATCCGTTAAGGTAACACCTTCGAAAATCGATTTAATACGATCTCCGATAGGCTTCAACGTAGTTGCAATGGATTTTGCGAATGACCCGATAGTCGAAGCAGCGCTGGTTGCCCAGCCCTTTAGCTGAGACACCCATGCCGATGCCTTACCGAATGCATTCTTTCCGGATTCACCAATGGTATCGAATACCTTAGCGATCTGCTCACCAATAGGAGGAATCTCAGCAAGAGAAGTCGTGACATTGTTGATGTCAAGGACGTTGATTCCCGTAAAAGCAGAAATGCTCGTAGAAAGCATTCCTCCAAGGAACATGAACGCCCCACCAACGGCTTCTATCGCACTCTTTAGCGTAGCAAATATACCTTCGATCACTCGCGATTCATCAACCATCTTAACAAGATTCGTTAACAAACCGCCAATGGTCGCAGAGAAAGAAAGAAGGTAACTTGTAAGCGGAGCAGCCTGTGTTATAATCTTTCCGACTAACCCAAGAACGAGTTTAATCGGAGTGATCATTAACTTAACAATCGATGCGAGACCAGATGCGACTTCTTTCACTTTCGCCAGCGTATCTTCGCTCGCAACAAGTTTCTCGCTAAAGTCCCGGAATCGGAATGTGAGGTCTGCTAACTGCTGACCCGTCTTAGCGGGGAATATCTCGCTAAATCCCTCTCGAACAGCTTCAATGACACTCAAGAGAGACTTGAAAATATTTGTCAAGCCGTCCCATAAAGCAGTCTGACCGCCGAGCTCAACCCACTCTTTCAGGATACTATTTCTTTCCTGTGCTGGAGCAGCAAAGACATCCCACAAATCATTCGCCAGATTTGTCCAGATTTCTTTCGCTTTGTCGTAACCACCGAAAATATAATCGAACGTGGTCATCCAGCCAGAGCTGACTGCATCCTTAACCGAGTTGATAGCTTCTCCGAATGTCTTGGCTTCCTGAGCAGCTAATGCTGCACGGTAGTAAACCTGCTCAAAAGCTCCGTCCAGCATGGCATAGGCTTCACTATAAGTATCGGCCATACCATTTTGAACGAGCTTATAGGCCGCTTCTGTCACTTGAGCAAAACGACCAAATGCCTGCTCCATAACCTCTCGAGAAGCCCACTTATCAGCAAGCGTGGTTGAGAAGTTACCAATATCAACAAGAGTACCTTTTGCAGTTCTCCCGTTTTTATCCAAAGTACCAAGGGCTTTACCGACATCAATAAATGTCTCTTTCAGCTGCTGAGATGCAACGCCGGAAAGTTCGACACTTCGCCAGTCCATAAGGGTCAAGAATCCCTGACCATAAGACTGGTTTAGGTTGTAGATTGAGCGAGAGAACTCTGCGGCACCTTTACCCGCGAAAGAGGTTGCATTCGCAATACCCTCAATCATCGGAATCAGATGATCAATGTCACCACCACTGGTGACCATTTGACCAAGGGATTGTGCCATTGTCGTGAAGTCATATGATGTCTCATCCGAGAACATCATAAGCTTCTCTAAATATCCATTGATCTCGTCAACAGACTTGCCAGTCGCATTAACGAGCGTCTGAACATTTGATGTCTTTTGCTCGTACTTGTTCCACCCAGCTGTGACCTGATCAATCGAAAGTGATTTAATCAAGGAAACGCCGGTATCGATTGCCGCATTTGTGATTCGCTGAAGGGCCGTAAATGCGACAACGCCCATAGCAGAAAATTTATCTGCTACTTTGTCAACTTGCTGTGCAAGTCCCTTCATACCCGCCAGATCAGCAGCATTATCGAGCTTCTCTAAACTCTTAGCCTGTTGATCGACATCGAGGGATCGCTTGAATCGCTCCAGAGACTCGGTCGACTGGGCAATGTTCTTCTCAAAATTCGAATTTCGAAATTGAGCTTCGACAATTCTATAGTCAATACTAGTTGCCATCGTCAACTCACTTCCTTCCAGAGCTTAGTAGCCATAGACTCGAATAGAGGTCTTAATGCCGGGTTGATGTAATCAATGCCTTGCACGTAGGAGCCATTTCGAGTCGCATGACCGTATTGTATAAGAATAGCAATAGGAACTCCCTCGTTCACGTTATTGTTGACCCAATAAAGCGAAACACCTTGGGAGCTTACCTCGATTTCGTAATCCCATCCGGTAGCAGTTTTGCCCGTATCTACCGGTGTAGCATCACGAAGAAGTTCAACCCCCTGCTTGCCATATTCGTTCAGCAGTTGGTAGAGACGCTTTTTCCGGTTTTTGTAAAGAAACCCTTCAAAGTTCTTCAAACTGCCGGATTGTTTCATAACGACAAGGGCCATTGCTGTTATCTCCTAGCTAATTTGGCTTCCGCACGTCGACGCGCATTAATGGAACGATACTCATCAGCCGTCTCTCGACGAGACATCTTTTCGGGTTTTCCATTCTTTGCATTGCATACGTCAATAAGTGTAAGAAGCCGGTTCAAATGCCATTTCTCATATTGTGAGGGAATATTAAGCGTTACCATCCAATAATAGATGAGTTCTGATGTGATAACATCACGAGAAGTCGATTTCTTGCGATGTCTCACGGTCGTAGCTGTCATCGAGTCATCGATGTACGCCATAACGGTCTTAATATTCTCATTTGTCAAGAATTCGTACGCTTCTTTTGGAACATTCTGGGTGATCGTCATGCAGCGAATATAATCGATCGTCTGCTCGCGAGTCATCGGTTCCCTACGAAGAAAAGGAATGTGCCATTTGGCTTCCCATTTCGAAATAGAGACTAGAGAATGTTCAAGTTGGAGCGTTACTTCTTTAGTAAAGCTAAACTCTTGTGTTTCATCGTTGAACACCTCTTGTTCAGGTATCGTCAGCCGAAGCATTCCCTAGCCTCCATTTCAACCATTTTGAATTTACTCCGCCGATTTGGGAGCGTCAGGGATCTTCGGAATGATGTTGTTGATGAACTCGGCCGTCTTATCGGGGTTCATCGCAAGCTCCATGAAAAGCTCGGAATATGCATCGGTCTGAGAGAACTTCTCGCGCATGTCCTCGTTCTTAATGAAACGACGACCGTCGAGAGAACGCTCACCGTAGGAACGAAGGATGATGTCCTTGATGACCGAAACGATGGCCTTACCGTCACGCTCCTTCGTAATTCTCTGAATCATGGCCTGCATCCCGCCGGGATACTCGGCTTCCATTTCCACGAGCTCAGCCTTGGACAGATTGAACTCGAAATTCTCCGTAACCTGATTACCATCGTAATCCGTAAAAGTGATAGGTCTCCTATACATTGTGCTTTCTCCTTTTCAAAAAATAAAAATGATAGGAGGAGCCCCCGCGAAGAGGCCCCTCCGTAAAGATAGATTTAGCCGCCCGTCTTAAGAAGCGCGATAACCTCATCGGGCATCAGCAGCTTCGGGGCAACGCCATCCTCGCCGCCCGTCGTAGTGGGATCCTTACCGAACAGGACATCCTCGAGAGCAGCGAGCTTCTGCTTATCGATCTTGGTGGAGTCGATAACGATGGACGCAGTGGGCTTATAGCCAGTCACATTCACCGGGGTGGTGGAGACCGTCCAGCTCAGAGTGGTAGCCTCGGGGCTGTCATTGACCGTCTGATGGTTGCGTTCAGAGGGAGATGCCTGGCAGCCGTAACAGAGATGCAGCTTATAGCCGTGATCCTGGCCATCGGTATCATTGCCGATCAGGGAACGATACACAAAGCCGAACATCTTACGCTTCTGCTGACCGATTGTCATACCGGCAACCGGACTCGCCAGACCATCGCACTGATCGAATTCCTCAGGGGAATAGTAGGCTTCAATGGTGTAGCCGTACTCTTCCGCAGAAATCATGTTGAGATACTTGATGTTGTCCGCATACAGAGCGGTGGACTCAGCACCGGAAGGAGATTCGTTGACCGCGGTCAGACCGTTCCAAGCAATGCCCTCGCCATAGGTATTGTTGTCACCCATAACGTACAGAACGCCATGGTCCACGCCAGTTTCATACAGGCGCTCACCAACGGCATCCCAGATAAGACGCTTATTAGCCATAGGATGTGATCCTCCTTAGAAATATATGGTAAACAAGTCGTGATTGAGACGATCCTGGGTATAATGTCGAACGAATCGAGTCCTAGGGATCTTCGATACTTTATCGACGATGATACTATCAGGATTCGGATCGATCACGGTGACAGCATAGACATACTCCTGCTTATAAATGCTATTATCCGCATGGCCATTACTGATCTCATCACGATTATAGACAATAGCAGGATACGTCATCCGCTTATTCTCGGGCCTCTGGTAATAAACCTGATCCGACCCAAGAAGCTTTTGAAGGAGTTTATGAAACTTCCGCCTATTGGTTTCCATTCGAGTCATTATATACTCCTCCTAACACAAGGGTGAGGCGGGGGTAGGCCACTTTAACCATACGCACCCGCCACTTTGTTCCCATGTATGTTGCGTAACGGATCGAGTGGAAGTTCTTTTTGGCATAGGGATCAGCAACGATGCTTAAATCGTTCGCGATCACCAAATCGTCATTCAGACCTTCCTGAGATTGAAGCTTCGCGGTGTTCGACACCCAATCGCCGAAGTGCTGACGTTCAACGATCTTCTCGATCCATACGCCTGGGCTCTCTTCGACCATTGTTGCATAGCCGATTTTCCCACAAAACTTCGCCATTTTGAATTAGCCGCCGGCCTTGACCGCGTAGGACTCGATGGTGATGGCGCTGTAGGGCTTGGTGAGAGCGCCGGAGCAACGGGTTTCCATCAGGTACTTCTGCTGGTTGTAGTCGATATCGAAATCGTCGAACATGGAGACCGCGCCGCCCTTGTCAGCGCCGACGGTGTAGTCGGTCAGGTTGACAATGATGCCCATCAGGCTATGGATATAAGCCTTGGAATCAGACTCATGGGTCACCTCACGGGTCAGACCCTCCATGACGGGAACGGTGACGATCTTGCTCACACGCAGAGCAGTACGGAGCTCTTCCTCGGTCTTGTACAGACGATGGCCGATGCCGTCCTCGAGAAGAAGCATGTTGGTAAGCATCTCTTCGGTGGTGTAGAGAGCGGGATTGCCGCTGCCCTTGTAGTCCTTGCGGGACTTGATGCACTGACGGATGAACTCCTTGGCCAGCTTGTCATCATCGTTGTAGGTAACAGAGTCGATGCCGACCTTGATGGTGTACAGGTCCGCGTCGGTCCAGATCGGGCGGATGTTGTCTTCCTTGATCTTGTCGTCGGAAGCGGTGGAACGGCCATCGGACACCAGGATTGCACGGGCGATTTCCTCATTGAGCATCATGCGCATCTCGCTCTTGAGCCAGGCGACGACGTCGAAGTCAACGATATCGATGATGTCATCGCGATCGAGCTTCTGCTTCTTGTAGATGGTCTGAGGCGTGGTGGAACGCTTGAGCAGGGTGAAGACCTCTTCCTTCTTCAGCTTGCCCTTCAGGTAACCCTTGGCGCGGGCCTCGTCGGCAGTGATGTCGGCGAACACAGACTTGATGCGGGAGAACGGAACATGGTGGACACCAGACATAACGCCGGAGACCCAGGACATGTCGCGCTGGATGAACTGAGGCTGACGGGTGACATTGCGGTCATCGGGGAACAGGTACTCGATGTCGGTGATACCGTAGTCGGCATGCATCAGAGCATCGGACAGACCCTCCATGTCGTCCATGTGAGCCAGAACGGCTTCCTTCAGGGAGCTGCAGGCTTTGGCTTCCTTCGCAAGAAGAGCAAAGTCCTCGCGAGTGAGCTGAGCGGTCGTGTTCGCACCGCTCTCAAAGGCATTGTGAGCCATAGTGGGATCCTCCTTATTTTCTTCTCTGGCAGTTGCAACCAGATAATACATAACGTTTTTCTGCTTCTCATTCATGGAGTCAATGATATCCAGAATGGTCTCTTCGGAACCATCGGCGTGCTGAAGTTCCGGATTCGTAGCGGGATTGTTGTTTTCCACGGGATTTTCCTCCCCATTTTGATTTGTGGGAGTCGGATCGGATTCCGGCTCACTTTCGTTGGTTGGATTTCCTTCCGGATTTTCCTCGGCCGGCGTATTTTCCGGTTCCTGTTCCTCAAAGTCATCATCACCATGACAAATGATCGGCTCCTGGGGGTAGATGCGAGCTTCATACTCGGCATCTTCACCATGGGCCAGGTCCATGTCCTCGATAAATGCCTTGGGATTCGCACCCGCCAGCACAAGACTGACTTCACGGATCATTCCGTGCATAACGTCGTGGCCCTTCTGCTTCAACTGATTGGCAAGAATCGATAGCGATGTAACGTCGCCATGAGCAACAAGCTCTTTGCACATGTTGCCAAATTTGGTGTTGTTGAACAGACCGTAGCAATATACGCCATCAGGCTTATTGACCAAGGTAGCCTTACCGATAACAGCACTCGGCGTATCGTGACGATGGTTCCAGATGAGTGGAACAACAGCGCCGTTCTGATGCGCGAACGCATTCTCACGAATTACTCGACCATCAGTACACAGAAGATTGTTCTTGGACGCCCAGCCCTGAAAATCGGAATTACCAGGACCCGGACGAACGTGATCAATATCGGGCATTATGTTTATCCTCCTTCTTTAGAATTTTTGACCGATACGGTTTGGTCCGCTTTGGTTGGGACCGTAGGGGTTTGCTGATCCACTTTAGACTGCGACAAGTTCTTGTTACGGAGCTCATCTGCCTTCGGATCTTTAGACGGCTTCATACCGATAACCTGACGGATCTCATTGGAGGTAAGAATCTCATTACGAGTAAACTTATCTGCAATTTCAGCAATTTGGCTAACCGGTACAAGTTTAAAGGGATCTCTAAAGAAGGAGATCGATTCCATCTTCTCTCGCTGAGATGTCGTAAGGAATTTACGATAGAGCTCATCGGTAAGAGCAGAAGCACATGGCTCCACAGAGCGGTTGTTGTAGTTCAGCATCGTCGATTCGTCTGCGGTTCCATCCAATACACTCTGAGTGATACCCAACTGGGCGTATACCATACTCGTAAGGTATTCAATCTGAGTCATGAGGTTGTTTTCCACAGCACGATTCAACTGTGTGATCTTCTCCGTACCATCTGTGTAGGCAATGCCGTACTTCGAACCCATGAGCTGTTCCTCAATCTGTTTTCGACGAGATTCAGCCTGAGCCTTACGGGCTTCTGTCTTAATGACATAGGGGAGCTGTATAATCAGATCGAGTTTCCCGCTAGCAGACTGTTCGTCAATGGCATCAAGCAAGTTAAGCTTATGCACGAGACGCTTCATCATACTATTGGGCTCGTTGATTATCGCATAGAAGGGATTTTGAACGATGCCAACATTCGTTTTATCGAATGTAACGTTCTCGAACTGACCGGTACGATCATTATAGCAACGAACCAGTACCTGTCTCGGACGCCATTCAATGATTTCACCAATGCGCATCGTATAGTAGCGTGTGACAATGTCACCCTCTTGATCCGGTTCCTGGTCTGTATCAATCGGACAGATGGCAATCGTACCCCAGTCGAACATGCTTAGGATTGCATCCTGTACAAATGCTCGGGAGGTCTGATCAATGTTCGCTTCGACTTCAAGACAATGATTCAGATCATCGTCAATCTTCTTAACAAATCGACCATTTTCATCCAATTGAACATGAAGGTAATCCAACGCAGCAACATCCATCGCAATACGATTGTAAATCGCAGTTACGATCGTTTTTTCATTACCACGGGACAGAATCACCCGATCCGGACGAGATGAACTGATCATCTGACCTGCCGGAACATAACGATCCCAGTCAGAATCCGAGAATGCATTCCACGCACGCTTCACTTTACTAAAGAGCGTTTCTGCCATTTTGGATTACCTCTTAATACCGTTTCTTGGATTCCTCACGAACCATTTCTCGACGAGCATTGGCATCCTTCTCAGCAACAACTCGTCCATAATACATGGTCCCGAACAGCGGAATATCAGCCAATGTCGGACCAGTTTTTACGAATTCATCGGTATACGCTTTACCAACTTTTACTTCTCTCGAAGAAACGATGTCGCTTACGGAAACATTATATTTTTTAGCAATTGCCTCTGCTTTTGCTTTATAGGAAGCGGCATCTTTTTCATAGATAGACCCCATCCTATTATAATCAGCTTCCGCCTTTGATAGTTTTTCACCAGCGGCAGAAACCGCTTTGGATGCGGCATCCAACTTAGCTGCTTTTTTCTTTCTTCCAAAAAGAGCAGGTCTAGCCGTGGCTTTGGTATAGGCGCTAACAGCCGAGTCGTATGCCAAATTTGCTGATTCGGAATTAGGACCATAGAATTTACGAAGCTGCTTTTCTTCAGCTCGCATATGGCGTCGCTCTACGCGACCTTCTTTTTTCAGTTCTTTTTTAGCATAACGGACTCGTCCCTTAGATGTCAATGTTCCATCAGGATTCTGATATCGACGGATACCCCATTTCATGCCGAGGACGCCGTAATGACAGAGTTCATCGCTGTAAACAAGCAAATTAATTCACCTCACTATTTCCATCGGTGCAAAAGAAAGCTATGATTTAGAAAAGCGATTTGATGAAAGCTTTTCCTCGTTTGATCTTATCTTCGGCTTGACCAAGAAGCGTCTTATTATATGCCATTTGAAGATCAACGTGACCAGAAATCCATTTATTGGATTCCTCAAAGTCTCGCTTTGCATACTCGTCCGATCTATCTTCTCTAAGAGCTTTATATGCGTTGTCTCGTTTTTCGTAAACACGTTTTGGGTCACCGATCGTAGTGGTTGTACGCATACCAATGGTTCTTACCAACAGAACCTTTCGCCCAGTGGCAAAGCTCATCGGAATAGACAACCATATGATCACCTCCTTAATCAAAAGCTTCGATATTCAACTTGTAAGCAACGAATGCGTCCATCATTGCAGAAACAGCATCGATCTTTTGATCGTAGCGCTTCTTATGAAGCTTTCGATTGCCATTGGTATCCTCGATTACGATGCAGTTACCCATCGTAAAGGACATAAGTTCCTCATCGAAGAGAAGCATCCTCTCTTCTGAGAGTTTCTTCAACTCGCCAAGAGGAACAGATTCAGTTTTTGCACCCTGTATAACTTTCTCGATACCGAATGGACCATTTTCTGAAATCCATTTCTCGATAAATTCTTTAGCATTGTACGGGTCAAATCCGACACATCGGATATCGTACTGTGCCTCAGAGATAAATCGATCGAGATCGTCATACACGACCATCATGTTCAGAGTTACACCCTCGAGAACAATCAGACTACCTTCTCGAATAAAGTCGCAATACTTCTGATACATCGCCGGAGGCAATTTATTAAGTGTGGTCGACGAAATATAATTTCGAGTCTTCACACCAAACGTCCCATTCGGTAAAGGAAATAGGAACGTAAATGCACAGAAGTCATCACCCTGAGAAAGGTCCATGCCAAGCGAACAAGGCATTTTCCAAAACTCACGATGCTTATGGGGAATGGTCTCTTCGTATGGGAAGAAGTAGGTATAACCCTCCATCGGAATGCCGAAACGCTTTGCGAGAATATCATTTCGTGCAGCAGGAGCCTTTTCTGCTCTCTCCACATCCAATTGATACACTTCATAGGTAACGGTCTTTCCAAGATTCGGATTTGCCTTCATCCACATAGAAGGATCTGCAACTTCATCAATGCTATCGAGCTTATACCACCAAATGGAGACATGCGGATTGCGATACTCTCCTCGTAGGATGCTTTCCAGCTCCATTTTGATTGTATCGCCACTACCATTTCGAACCGTTCCTTCCGAGCTTGTGGCTAAGATAAGATAGTCATCAATCTTAGATGCACCTTGCTCTATAGCGCCAATAACATCCTCTCGAATGTCACCAGAAAGCCATTCATCAATACTCGCATACTTGCATCGTAAGCCCTGAAGCTTAGCAATACTCATAGGACGAATCTCGAGCAAAGAGCCAGTCAGGAAATTCTCAATACCCTTCTTAGTAGAGGTCAACTTCACGCGATTAGCTTTCGAACCAGTTGTATTCTGAAGTGAACCATCTGTGAGAAATTGGAATAGTGGACCTCTCGAACGAGTAATGGCAGTTCGAATTGGAGATAGAACTTCGTCAGCCTGCTTCATTGTCGGAGCAGTCGTAATTTGGTGGGTCGTTGTCGTGTCGATACAAAGCCCATAACTCTGCATACACGCATCATATAATGATTTCGCAGCACCTCGACCAACAATCAAGTACTGCTTATTACGAAGCCTTTTCTTAATTCGCTTTCGAACAAAACGAACACCACGACCATCGGGGCTAGGAACTGGTATACTCTTTTCCGTAAAGTAAAACCAGCCAAAGACATCCTCAGCCCAAAGTTTGAATGTGTCAAGAAGGTCTAAGTCTCCACCATCGGTCAGGGTTAGCTCATTTTCACAGAAAGCAAGAAAGCCCTCCACGGCTTCGTCATCATAGTAGCATCCCGGATCATCGATAAGATCGTCGATGAGGTTCATCTGCAAAGAAACTTCTCGATTTACCGGTATTTCCCCTCTAACTACGGCATCACGGAACATACCGTAATACCGCGGTACCGCTATGTTCGATAATGCCATTTAGGTCACCTACTTATTTTTGGCCTCTTTTTCCTTGTCGGTTACCTTTGCATTGACCACATTGTCGCCAAGCATCTTGTTAACACCTTTCGCCATTGCGTATTTAGCAATTTGGGTAAGGGTGTCCTGGGCAGCATTTTCCAGTGCTTTCCCGACCATTTCCTTACCTTTGGTAACCGCCGATTTCTTCTGAGGCGTCGCCATAAGCTGATAGTACTGCTGTTCCAAACGCTTTCGATTCAGAAATGCATTCAGTTCAGCATCGCTCATCTCGCTTACGGACTTCTGTTTCGGTTTTTCTTCGGCTGGCTTGGTTGTAACCTTGGAAGTCGTTTTCTTACGAGTGAAAATCGAATGATGCTTGCCCGTAGAATAGCGATTTCGGCCAGCTGTGGTGAGACTACCGTCGGAATTCTGATAACGACGGATGCCCCATCGCATTCCGCGAATTCCATAATGGCAGAGTTCATCACTATAAACAACCATTTTGAATTCTCTCCTTCCTTAAGGATCAACGGCGACATTAATTCGCCATTCGCATTCTTTCATCTGGTCCTTCAGAAGCTGAACAAGAAATGCATTTGTCGGTGGATCGAAGTTGAGTTTCACATAAATATAAATGTATGTCTTGATGTCGGCTAGTTTAACTCGGTCAGAAATACATTCATCCCACGTGTTACTCGAATCGCACACGGTAAAGCTATCAAAACTCGTTACGCCTAATTGGGACAAGAAAGAGCCTGCTGTGTTAATCTCCGTAAGAATAGCCTCGTCGAAACAAGTATCATCCTCAGAGACTCCGATCTTTTTCTTGATCGTATTGAGGATGCTATCGATCATATGGATCCTCCTTACGTACGCTTAATGAAGATCTGCATACAGTAACCGTGACCCGAAGGAGTGATAACTTCATACCACTCAGGATTCGGTTCGGAAACGATCTCAACAGTCGTATCCTTCTGGATTACATAAAGGACTCGATCATTGACACTCGGACCCTTACGAATGTTGAGGAGGTCGGTACCGACCACAACACCCTGGCCAGCCTTAACTTCTTCAGTCTGGACTTCTGGTGCTTTTGCCTTCTTAGCCATATTTCCTCCTAATGCTTCCAAGGGCAAGTATCGAATAGCGAACGAGGAGTATAGTCCCGAGGGAGCAGCTTCGCATCGCCATAATGAATTGCCCGGTGTGTGTTGTCAGAACAGCATATGAGATACTCTGGATTGAGTAAGAACTCACTCGATTGAGCAATGTCATCTACCAGTAAAGGGACCATATGATGAACAAGGATTCGTCCATATATGGGGAACTTTTCAATTCCTAGATCACAACATTCACGTCCTATCGTATCACGTAGGATAACTTCTCTTCGTACTCGTTTCCACTCTTCAGAATTGTAAAATATCTGATTAATCCATCGATCATAGCCGAAGGTATCCTCTCCGACATTTCCACCAATTCGAAGATACTCATATCGTTCAACCAAGGTGGGCAAAGTAATCAGTTCGGAATAACATTTAATATTCCGGCTCATCATCTTCGCTCCCTTGTCCACTGTAGGTTTTAAACGCCTTGATTGCACTTTTGAAGAGCTCCTCCTGACTCTTCATCGATGTAATCGCCTCGGCCTTCGCATCCATCAACTTTTTCTGAGTTTCCAGAAGTTCAAGTTCCTTCTGCTCCTTAGTAGAAGCTAACTTCAGATAATGAGTGATGACTTGCGAAGACGCAGTGCCCTCTCTTAACTGTTTTTCAGCAAGATCCATGGCAAGAGCAATCATATGCTTCTCTTGAGCTTCTTCCGTCAACGGCGGTTTACGACTGATAGCCATGTCTCACGGTCTCCTTTCTGCCATTTTGAATTTTTACAGGAACTTGATAACGTAAAGCTGCTTCAGAGATGTGTTGATTTTGTTATCACGGGCATTAATTGCCGCGACATGACCGCCGTCAAGCATGATAGCAAACTCGAACATCATCTTAGATTTGCAAAGAGTATTGATCTGGCTCGCCGTCATATTCGGACAGTACAAGCCATACATCATACCATTACGATATCCGAGAACTGTATGATTCGTCTTGCGCAGAACATCGCTAAAGACTCCAGTGAAACCTTCGGCTTCCGGATTGTAGAAATCCATTAGCCCCATTCCACCAACCGCCCAGACAACGTCATAAAGCGGAAGATCATCGCTGACCGTTTTAACACGTTTGATCTTTACTTCGCCAGTGCTACGAAGTTTATAGATAACGCTTTCCGGTTTATCGAGGGCAAGATAATGGCAGGCAGACCAGCAAACGACTTCTCCATTTCGGATAAGGACGCTACACGGAGCAACACCACCATTAAAACTACCACTAATGCAATTAAGCGGAATCGCACTGTTGGGATTAAACGGATCGATGTCTTTTGCAATGATTGCGGGGCAACCATACAGCTTTACATTCAGCGGGAAGCATTTTGCATTAAGTTTAATGGCAATATCTGACATAGTCTGATTGCCAATTACACCATTCGCAAGGGCGCCAGTAGCGATTTGGATTGCTTTGATCATCCGCTTTTCGTCGGACGTAGCACCAGTTATTTCCTTCATAGAAACATCAACCTCATATTTCGGCATATTAGGCGGATATTTTCCAGCCTTGATCATACTACTGCTATACTTTTTGTTGTCGTCCCACTGAAAATGAGTTCGATCAACAAAACTTTTCCAGTCTCCGCCCCAACTAAAGCCAATCTTTTTTCCGATGGCCGATGCTTTCTTGAAGAACTCGGCGTCATCGTATTCATGACCTTTCACATTCTTACAGATGTCGAACGCTAATCCGGCTTCAACAGAATGAAATGTTGGAACAGTCGCTGTCTTGGCGGCCCAACCTTGAGAAACACAGTATTCTTGATATGCCTTATCGCGAACCGTTTCGGTAATAAGAACATTCAGACCAGCTTCCTTACAAAGATCCAAAAATATCTTAGCGTTTACCCGAACGTCTTCGCGCAGATACTTCACATCTCTAGAATGAAACATCGTTATGTTTTCTTTTGGTTGGTTTTTGTTTTTTTCACGTTAGACGTCGAAATGCCGATCAAACTACCAAGGAACAGCTGAATCGCACTCAACGTTACTGTGATCTGTTCTACATTCTCCCAACCCCAAACCGGAGCAAGCGATGCATATAGAGCAGAGCAAGCCGGAAGTACGATCATGACAACCCATTTGAGAATGTCATATACTTTGTCACTCATCTCGAACTTCATGTCGTTTCCCCCTTACTTACGTTTTTGATTTTGATTGATAATGTGGTGTGCAGAAGTATTTAAATAGTCCTCCATCTCCTTGATAGAGGACTGTTTCGCCTTCTCGTCATCTTTCAATGACGCCAGAATACCTCTGCAGATGATTGCCATCTCTTTCCGAGTCGCAGCCATGTCTTCATCATGATGTCGTCGCAAGTCAGAAATGTCACGAGAATGGGCTTCTTCTAAACGAGTAATTCGTTCGTCTTGTTCCCGATCGTATTCCAATTTGTGGACAACTCGAGTGATGTAATTCCATACGACTGCACCTGCGCCAAGGACGGCCGCAAATGAAATTATGGTTTGCCAGGAAATAGTTACAGGCATACACCTCACCCTTTCTATTTTAGAGTTGAGCACTTAATAGAACTCGTAATCGTGGCCATACCACGAATCCTAGTCAATGCTCAAAACTAAAAATAGAAGGGAGGGGGCCATGATAGACCCCCAAACCCCTCAACACAACTCACGCAAGGCGTGTAACATTGAGACAAACGCGACTGACCGAACCGTCAACACCACTGATTTGAACAGTGATTTCGGGGTGGATCACCCGACAAGCCTCGCCTTCAAACGCCGGAGCAATGGCGTCGAGCATATACAACACTCCGCTGTTAGCGTTCATCGTACGCACAGAACAAGGAAGCAAATTGCCGTCCTTATAAAGGGCAACGGCGCCACTAGCCGTATAAAGACCATCCGAAAGAATTCGGATACCCTGGAGACTCGTGGTCAGCGAACAACCTGTCTTCTCCAACTGTCCTCCAGGAGACAGAATGGTACCGGCCGTGACGAATGCCTGGGCCGTGGTGTTGAGCGCTGTTAAAGTAGACTTGCGATAGCAGTTATTTGCCATTTTGAATTCCCTCCTTGCTTGTCAAAGCACTACGAGGTGACTCAGTTGCAACCGCAACCGTTGCAGCCACCGCAGCCGTAGTTATTGTAGCAGGTATTGGGATTCACACTCGGCTTGGAATAGAAATTACCAAGCTGACCCAGGATATACTGGTTCTGCTCCATGTTGCTGATCTGAGACTTTGCGTCAGACAGCTTGGTACGAAGCTCATCCAGGTACTGGGACTGGATCAGATCGCGTGTCAGCTGATTCTGCTCAATAATGGTCGTCTTGACGTCACAGCAGCAAGCCTGCATCTGGGCGCCCAGCTGATTGAAGGAAAGCTGGTTAGCATAACGGTTCTCAAGAACCTCCTTCTGGGTCGCGCAATTGCCCGTGAGGACATCACGCTCAACCTGAGAAAGATCATTCGCAACGACCGCGGCGCCATTACCGAAACCGCGATTGCCGAAGAGACCACCGCCATTGTTAGTGTCCTCCTAATAAAAATATTATTTCAACTCAATAGTTGGCCACCCTACTAAGTTAAAACCAATATTAAAACCAATCGGAACCACTGCTGGGCTGCAATTGATTGGAAGCTACCCCACCAATTGCCTGTCGAGCTTCATTCCAGACACTGTCCGGAATGTTGAAGTTACGTAGACCCATTTTTCTAGCCATTCCGTAAACTTGCTGAAGCTCGTCTAACTGCTTTGAACTTATCTTTCCTTCTTGAGCAAACTGCCTTAATGCTTTCGCGGGATCGTCACCCCGCTTGATCATCGTTGACAACATTGCTGCTGTCTCCGGAGATCTCTTTGCCAGAGCGTTTAGTGCCATTCCTTGCGCTTCCTGCGGGTTGCTTACCGCGTTCGCAAGTTTCACCAGATCCATTAGACTCATTTAAAGTCATCCTTTCCAAGATCTGACCCATCATCGCTTCCAAGCGATTGAGTCGAGCGTCAGAGGATTCCTCTTTGGGCTCATTTTGAGTGGAAAGTTCCTTCGTATAGTCCACAGAGGATTCACTCGAAGGAGTAAAGGATACGGCATCCGAAGAGTTTTGCATAAGAGAGCCAAATGAGTATGGTGTAATATATGTCTGACCATTCTCATACTTCTTAGCCCAGAATCGCTTATTCTTAAAATCGAAGAACAAACGAGGAGTGCCATCCATCGGGACAGAAGCTTGCTCTACTTCACTCGGATCATGCACTTCGCTGTATTCGCCTCTACGGCGATTGGCGAACGTGTCATTAACGATCTGAGCAGGTTCATTCATTGGCATTCGATTACTCATGTTCTGATACATATTGTTGTATTGCTGCATCAGTTGATTGATCTCTTGCTGAATCTGCTCAGGGCTTTTCATCATCCCACAACGATTCCCCATTCCGGGGTTAAACATTGGACCAGGCATTCTCATTCACCTCCAAAAGCAGTTCTTAGAAAGGTGAGAACCTCTCCCGCTCCTGTTAGGAGTTGCTTGTAAGCCGGAGACTGAGACTGTTTCGCACGTTCGTGTTTACAATATTTAAGAACGAAAATATCGCCGGTCGTAATGTTACCTGTCTCAGACACCTTGTTGAGTGTCTTAATCATCAGGTCATCTACTTTATCAGCCATATTTACGCTCCTTAGGAGTTGAACATATCCTGAAGGATCTTGTTCTCTTTGGCACGCTTGATCATCTGGCCATGCACGTAATTATAAACTGCGAGCATATCGGCCGGAGGCGCGCCATTCTTTGCCTTATAGTCGTTGATCAATGCAACGACACAATCATGGAGTTTATTGTAATGCTTGGTTTCTTCCAGAGAAAGATCATAGAAAAGCTTCGCTGTCTCTTTATCGCTTTCCTTATACTTAAGGGCGAGATTAGCATAGGACTCGCTGTCGCTAAGTTCTTCACTAATCTTATCGTTCAGACATTCGATAATTTTCATTGCTGATGTTCCTCCTTCTAAAATTTTTAACAAAGGAGAGGCCCTACAAATATGTAGCTATACTCATAGGACCCCTCCCGTGTATCCAATTGACGGTGTGAAATCAATAGGAGAGTACTCCGAACTCAATGAGATTATCACTCAAACTTTCATTCGAGAAGACAAACTCAAAGAGTGGAGTCAAAGTGTACCAACTTCCATCCGTGCCCTGTGCAAACAGCGAAATGCGGTACTCTCCATCACCGTTCACCAAATAGTCATCATAGATGTCAAAGGATCGCGATGTGTTCGCAGGCGTCTGGGAAAACGAGGCAATGAGCGTCCCAATACCAACTCCCCAGGATTCACCGCTCTTCGTTGCTCGACACTCGAAGGACTTATAGGCCCCGTTCGCCGTGAAAGTCACGGTAATGTGGTCGTGTCCTTCTACAGACGAAATCTTAGATCCCGTCGTACTGAACGTTAAAGTCGGTACAGCCATAGAGTGTTACCTCCTGACTGTTACGCCACGCTCCAGGTGCCAGCGGCGTTACGGACGAAGACCTTGATGATCTTTTCGCCGTCACCGGCAGAAGCAGCCTCGAGGTCGGCAGCGTTGATGGTGCAGTCGATAGCCTGAGCATCAGGATACTCGCCGGTACCGCTCATGTTGGTAGAGCCGTTGGTCATACCGATCACGACGCCCGCATCCTGCAGGGAAGCAGTAGTGGGAACGACCTTGACCTTGTACTCGACGAAGTCGACGTCGCAGGTGAAGCTGATCGCAGCAACGTTGAAGGTCTCGACCTTCGAGATCTTGCTCTTGTCGGGGCCAGTGATGGTGACCACAGGAACAGCGGTATCGAGGATGATCTCCTTCGTAACGACAGCGGACTCATTGCCGACATCATCACGAACCTTCAGGTTGACAGTCTTCTTGCCGTCGCCAGTGGTGAGAGTAATCGCCTTGGTCGCAGCGAAGTTAACCCAAGCCGCATCGGCTTCAGTAGCGGCGCCATCAACGCCACCCCAGATCTTCATCTGATAACCGGTGGTCTCAGCATCCTCGCAGCCGATCTTGGCCGTAATGGAAGCACTGGTGGTGTAACGAGCATCATCGTTCAGAGACAGGGTTACGCCAGCAGGCGCAGTGGTATCGAGAATAAGATTAAAGAAGCTAGCCATATAGCATCTTTCCCTTCATCATAGATTTAACTTTTTGTATCGAGCACCAGATAGAAATATCCACCTTTCCGCTCGTATACGGGATCTTCTCCCACAATGACTGTTTTAATGCCTTGTGTACCGATAAACATCTCGGCAATTTCCTTTTCATCGACAGTAATCATAACCGATTACCCCCGAATGAAATATGCGGTACGGGGATCCTTCGTCTCGAGGGCTTCGTATTCACCACGGTCCATGACCTTGATTCGATCGAAGTCGTCGCTCTTCAGATTTCCGTCACCGCTACCGCCCCCACTCGTAAGAGAATACATGTCCTCGATCATGAGGGCATACTTCTTCTCGCGATTAGGAACAGGAATTACATCGACCCGTACGAAACATACACACAACCAATTCGCACCCTTAGCCGCTTCTGCGTCTGTCGGGACAATGTAACAAACAGATTCCTCTCCTTCGAGAGGCTCACGATTGAAGTTCGCATTCGTCACGTTGTAGAGCTGGCCTACAATCGGCTGACTATCGAGCTTCTGAATGGGGACAAAGAGCGCCATCAATCCAGTAGGTCCCGGTGCAACCGGAATCTTTGTGATGTCGTACTCTTTTGTCTCGGCATTCCATACTTTGTAATATCCGGACTCATCTGGAAGTGCAGGATGCGTTGCATAACTCTCCGCCATAGTAGCCGCCTTCTTAGCGGCATCGACATCCGCGGTCACAGTTACCTGGATCGGGGAATCGGGAGTGGGCGGGAGTGGGCCAGATTCAGTAGACGATTCTTCAATCGTCACTTGGGCGACATTTGACTTGCCCAAAATATACTCTTCGGGAACTGTCGTATCCCCGGTCACCGGCATCTTTGAGATTACAAACTGAAGAGATCCCTCTCCAGCATAGTATGTCTCGGTAATGGTCGGATACCAATCGATCACGTTATCGAAATCGTTTCGATCGATCTTCTCGACAATCGCATTATAGACAGCACCATCTGGTCGACGAAAAACACCGACCAAGAAAATCACGCCATCTACCGAATCCCGAAGGACAGGCTCTACGAACTTGTAGACATCGAACGATACTTTGCGATAACGGTTCTCACCTTGTCGACCAATTGAAAACCGATGCGGAAGTAAATTGAGATTATACGTTCCGCTAGCCACAGTAAATACCTCCTGTAGTTTTTGCAAAAATCACAGAGTGCATACTAGAACGTCCGAGCAAGATGCTAGACGATTCGACGCTGAAAGGAGCAAAGCACAATCGAACATAATTTAGAGGAGGTGAGGGCAAGACCTTTGGAGGTAGTATGGTAGAAACCATAATCGAGATCCCCGAATTGGGATGGTGAAGAGACTGGCTCGGACGTTCTAGTATGCACTCTGTGAAAATATAACTCAGACTGTTTTTCCAAAAAATCCCGCCGGAGAAATATCAAGG